ATGAAAAATTTCGAAGTACGGGTATTTTCATCTAAAAATCTTGATGAAAAATGGTACGTCTACATTTACCACAATAGCAAAATTATAAAAAAAATCTACAAAGGCATCAATTCTGAAAGATCTTTTGAGGAAAGAATGATAAAAGCTGAAACGCTTAAAAGAATTATTGAGAAAGATATTAATGAAGGATGGAATCCGCAGGCTAAAAATAAAGTAAAAAAATTGTCTATTTTTGACGCTTTAGATTTCGCATTAGATAAAAAAAAATCCTCATTGAGTACTGGATCATATGGCGAATACAAAACTGCAGTATCGTTCTTTAAGAAATATGGCGAAAAAGAAGGATTTGGGAAAATTTCAATTGATAATTGTGAGAGGTATCATATAAAATCGGTATTAAATTTGGCGAGACATGATCGAAAATGGTCTGCACGAAACTATAATAAAACATTAGCAAGGTATAGCGCTTTGTTTTCTGAATTGATCGAATGGGATATTATAAACTCAAATCCGGCTAAAGATATAAGGCCAATTAAAGAAAGCGATACAGGAGGCTATGAAATAATGTCAGATGAAGACCATAAGGCTGTATTTGTCTACTTAAAACAATATAACTTTAATTATTATATTTTCTGTTCTGTTGTTTACTATATGGGGATTAGACCAGGAGAATTAATCAGATTAAAGTGCAAAGAGGTTGATATAAATAACGGTATTATAAGAATAACCTCAGAAAATTCAAAAACGAATAAAGTTAGGATAGTTCCAATGATAGGCACTGTTAAAGAACTACTTTCTACTTTTGATTTATCTAATGGGAATAATTTCCTTTTTGGATCTAATTCAGAAAACAAGATATATAAATTATCTGATAAAGTTTTCTGTCCTGGTGCTTATCACCTTAGACGTGCTTACCCTACAAAAATTTGGCAATACGAAGTAATAAATAAGTTAGGGCTAAAAAATAAACTATATTCTTTAAAGCATAAAGGGGCAAATGATAAATTAAGATCTGGACTTGATCTAAAAACCGTAAGCACAATTTTTGGTCATACTTCAACAAAGGTCACTGAAATATATGCCAACCACATTAATTCTATTCGTTTCGAGGAAGCAAGTAAAATCAAACTTGAAGAATATTAAAATTAAGGCGTAGCTAAAAAGTTACGCCTTTTTATTTTGGAATTCTAGAATCTTTACGAATCCATTCCACACCTATTATTGGATGATCTTTGGTTAGTATCAAATTTGGCTTAATGGGCTTTACTAATACTATTTGTGTTTCCTGCTTTTTTCCAACGGAAATACCCCTTAATACAATTTCAAAAGTAACCTGTTCACCTATATTTAAAAATCCGGTTCTGAATGAAAGTTTATTATAGCAATACACATCCAGCTCCTGATCTTTTTCAAATGACTTTATCCGGATGATTCTTTCTATGAAATCATCTTTTTCTGTTTCTTCGAAAATTTTTAAAACAACTCCAGAAATTTGCATAATTAAATTTACAATTTTCCGGCAAAGCAAAACCCTTTATACGACAGAACTTGACGCATTAAAAAGTTATCCACAAAAAAACCTCCCGAAGGAGGCAAACATAAATTAAGTAGAACTGAATGTTCAATTTTGTAAATATAAAAAATCCCCGGGAAACCGAGGATAAAAACTAATAACCATGAAAACTCAAATTAATGAGTTGTATTTTGTAAAACCTTGCAAAGAAAGTCATATTCAACAGCATCCGTGGTCAATAAATTCATCTTTAATCTACTTGACTTCTCAATAACCACCTTCATTCCTTCCAGCAACTCAGTCATAGATTTATTGCTTTCTTTTATTTGCAGGAATGACTTTGTATCAATTATTGTATTTCCGCCTTTAGCAAGTTGCATTTTTTGGACAATACGAATTATTTCATCCAAATCTTGTTCGAGCAAAGTAACATTATGCTCATTGCTCATATAATTAAATAATTCTTGATATTCTTCCATCTTCTTATATTTTGTGGAGACTACTCCGTGGGGTTAATTCATGCCTCTGCCAAAATAGCTGTCATGATTTTTAAAAAGGCGATTCTGAGCTCTAATATAGGTCGTGGATGTAATCTCACGCTTAACCTTAGTTTTCTCTGTTTTTTCAACAGGCGCTTTATTTTCTTTAATCTTATCAAGAAACTTAGATATTTTATGTCTATTAATTTCAAATAGCTTTTTATACTTATAATATTGTTCTTCATGAATTAATCCTAACGCATCTTTCTTCGCAAGCATTAAACCAAATCCAACATGCTTAAACATCATTTCTGATAAGTGCTCTTTTTCTTTATATAATTGTTCCAGATCCATGTTATGTAATTTTAGTTATTATATAAATAATTAAGATTGTAAAATATATCACGAATGCAACTTTTTCAATTGGCCATTTTGACCGTCCATTTGTTCCAAGCATACTCTATTCTTTTAGTCCTATAGCCTCTAAAGCGGAAGGGGTTAATGTTCTGTAAGTTTTATTCCACTGTTAGAATAATAATGTACACCTTTCAATTTTTCATTTATAATATTTGTGATTTCCGAAAAATCAATTTCCATTATTTTATCATAAACAATATTAGTATCATCACCCGTTTCGTCATAATATTGGCCATCTAGTTCATTAGCGATTAAATCCTTAATACTTTCCTCATCATGGCTAGGGCTACTGGATTCTTTAGTTACTAGCATAGGGATTTTTGTAAAATCAATTTCGTCCGTGTGTAAATCGTTCGTGGCTTGAAATCTATCTCCGTTTTCATAGATAAATTTTTCATACCCTTCTTGTAATGCTTGTTCTTTTGTCATGACTATTTGTTTATGTTTCTTTTACAAATGTACATAGTTTTATGTACATATACATATTTATATGTACTTATTTTGAAAAATATTTTACCTTTGCTTTATGACAGTGGAGGAATACCTTAAAACAAACAAAGCGGTTAACATTTCGGAGGTTGCAAAAATCATGTTCCCGAATAATAAAACGGCTGCTTTATATCTGACAAATAAGCTTAACAAAACAGCTGGACGAACGCTTACTAAGAAAGATTCAGTTGAAGCATTGAAAGCTCTTAAACAGCTTTATGGGGGTATAGAAGAATTAACTGTTGAATAAACCTAAATAAAAAACTATCAGGCTATTATGTGCTTTTTTGTATATTCGCAAAAAACTAAAATAGTAATCATGAGCAGTAATCAATTGATTGAAATAGGAATAAATATCCTAATTAATCTAATTTCTTCATTTTTCTTTATATTCATTCTTTTATCTTGTCTTCGTCCAAGGATTAAAATTGTGCCATTTATTGCAGAACAGAACTCTCCATTTGATAGCACCAATCAAACCTGTTACGGATTTAAAATAATTAATTCTTCTTTTTTTCCTGCTTATGATATTGAGGCAGAAGCCTCTCTGTACGAAATAAGACAGGGACAAAACGGAATAATAGATAAAATATACAAACCCATTCCGTTAAAGACATACAAAATAAGCCATTTACCACGTCGCCGCTTACTTGATAAAAAATATGGAGATCATTGCGTTCAGTTTTTCACTTATGAAGATGTGAAAAATGAAATGTGCATTGGCGGAACTATAGACTTTAAAATAACAGCTAAACATGGATTGACAGGGCTTTCAAATATAGTAAGCTTTTGCTACACAAACCCTAACGAAATAAAACAAGGAAAATTTAAGTCGGGAAATTATCAAGAAATAATATAAATTTGTATTTTAGCATAAATATTGCTTAATAATTAATAACCAATAAAATATTAGCGCTATGAAAAACGACATCATTGCAATCTAGGTAAATCAAACTAAATGTATAATCTCAAAACCTCTGTAATAGGAGGTTTTTAAGTGTTGATTTTTTATTTCTTAAAGAACAAATCAGCCTCCGCCTTTCTTCTGCGAATCAGTCCGTTTAATGTTTTTCCGCCAGCAGTAATGTATTTCGTGGTGAACCAATTTCTGATCTCTGTATCTGCAGCTCTTTTGTTGACCAAAGAAAATAGTCCATATGATCCTCCGGTATTGTAAGTGTGCGATACGAGAGCGTCAAACTGATTCTGTGTCAATGGAACTTTTACTTTTGAGTTCACTATTTTTTCATAAGTCGGTAAAACAGTTGAAAATAGCTCTATTCCTTTTTCTTTGCTGATCGCTGGATCCTTCATTGTTACTTTCTTTCCTCCCGGATAGTAAGTGTTGCCGTATCCAATTGTCGGAATTCCGGCAGAATCCAGATAAGGCTTTGCGCTGAAGCCTTCAAATGACACAATCAGATTTATTCCTTTTTGTGATGTTTTCATTTCTTAAAGTATTTATAAATTCCAAATATTACGATTCCAACGACTCCCAAAAGAGCCAATACAATCCACAATCCGGCCTGCAAACCTGTAGATTTTATTTCTTTTGTCTTCTGTTTTACTTCCTGAATCCGTTTTTTTATATTATTTTCTTCGACAATATTTTCTGAGAATTCTTTAACCTTTCCTATGAAGGATTCTGAATTGTATTCTTTCTTTACATGGTCCAAGTGAGATGATTTTGTCCTTATGTGAACATCTGCATTACCATTAACTCTAATGGCCTGTAATGTATCTCCATTTTGAACATTGTAGATTTCAATCGGCTTGCCAGTCTCAGCTTTACCTTTGACCTCCATGTCAGTCTGACTTTCTTTTTTTTGCTCTAAAACATCAGACTTTTTTAATTGCTGCTTATCTTCCGATTTTTCAACTTTACTTTCTACTTTTTTGGTGGAAATCTGTTGAATTTGCTCAACTTCTGTATTTTTTAAAGTGATAACTTTTTTAGTCTTACACCCCGTCAGAAGCATCATTATTACTATCAGTATTACTGCTCTCATTTTGATTTTGCTTTTTATAGTTTGCTAATAAGTCATGAAGAACATCTTCTCGCTTTTCCAGAATTTCAAGAACCTGGAGCATCGAAGCATTCGTTTTTCTTCGTAGCTTATTTTCAGCTTTTTCCTGTACTGATTTCGCCTCAGTGAATACTAGGACAACAGCTGCTAATAGTGAAACAATTGGTATTGCAGATATAGGAAATTCAAAAAAATAAGTGATTGGAACTATCGCGTCAAAAATGAAAGCATAAAGCAGCATCCCGAAATAATGATTAAATTTTCCAACACTTCTTTTATAGCCTTCAGAAGTTCGCATTTCACCTATCTGCTTTGCCTTTCTAATGCCAAAATAAAAATCAATTATCATTGCGATTAAAACAGCACTCCACAAAATACCAACAACGATTAACTTCATAATAATTGCGCTGTAGTCCTCTTTTATAAATTCTAATATCATAGTTATAATGATTGTTTTTGTTTATTTATCCTATCAAAAGCCCATTCTGGAAATAAACCGTCGATCCTCCAATTGTTAATTGCCCTGTATAGCCTTCTGCTAATGCTCCTCCTAAAGCTGGCACATATACTTTAAAACCTTTAAATCCCGATCCGCCTATATTATTTAAGAAAACATACCCATCGTTAACAGTAAGAGCGTTGTTATTACCTTGCGGACCTGTTGCACTTAATTCTAAGGCAGTATTTCCAACATTATTTCCTGATGCTGATATTGAAGCTCCTGTATTTATTACATTCCCGGCATCTTTTGATGAATTAATAATGAAATTACCGATGTACTGACTATTTGGGTGTACATCATTTGAGATCATTAGACCATCAACCAGATCACCATTACTATTGACGGTTCCGAAAAGAATTTTTCCAGTCGTACTGGTTAGCGTCGATGGTGTGATATACCATCCATTTACACCACCAATTGTTCCGGTTTCCGCTTCAATAATGCCTTTTATATTTGCATTTTGGGCTATCAACTTACCATTCTGAAGAACTTGAAACACCGCATCGTTTTTATGTGCATAGTCTGCTCCGGCTCCAAATCTGATACTATCGCCACCGGCATCCGTGACAGACGATATAAAAGCATTTCTTTCCGTTTCATTTCCAACTTCAATTACCTGAGACATCAGTAGACCATTGTCAATGGATGTAAAGCCGTCTGAACCGTCTGTGAACTTAATTTTCCCTTTTATTTCCTGGGTGTCCAGGTTGATTGTCATTTGGCCATCAAGAGAGGAAATTATGCCGGTTCTTATCAGTCCACCGTTTATGGTTGTTGTTCCAACTGTAATAGAAAGTACACGCACATTTTCAACAACTGAATGAAGAATTCCGATCAGGAAGTAATAATCATTCGCATCTGAATCGAATTTGTATTGCTCCTGCGAGAAAATTATTGATCCGGTCTGGTCAGTCTTAGAACATTTCCCGTAAACATATCTGAATTGATCATCTGGAATGGTCTCTACATTTTCCGGTATATTCCATTCTTTGTCGAAAGTTTGAGAATAGATGATTCCCGGATTCACTTTGATTTTGTTCTTATTGTTTTCATACATCACATAGAACACAACACTGCAGCTAATCTGCTGAGACCTTGCTCCAACGGAAAGCATGTTAGTTTCCACAGATCCTGGGCGGATGTTTTCCGGATCGAAAAAACCATCAGGATCAAATGTCAAATTCTTAAGTTCTTCAGTAGTCTTTAAACCTATCTTTGAATAGTTGATCTGTCCCAGATTCGTAATAGACATTACATTCTTGATCTGCTTTATGTCAAGGATAACCTGTGATGCATAGTTTATCTCATAAGAGTCAGCAATAACGATCTTCGTACGATATGGATTATAATCTCCACTTTGGATGAAATCAATAGTAGTTTGATTTACACGAAGAACCTTATCGATTCCCAAAACCGGATCATATACCTGAATGTAATCGCCAATATCAAATTTCCCAACTCCAATTTTTTCCATGTAAGCCGGATCGACGTTTAAGTCATAGGAAACTTTCGCATTCTTGTTTAGCTCAAATTGTTCCAAACCTTTCTGCAGAAGTTCGTTTTCGGCATTATCAATATAGGTTTTCGGCATGTTAATATCAATCAAAACATACTCATCTCCAACAGCGAACTGAAAAGCTTCTGTTTTTTCATCCGGAAAGCTTTGTCCCTGATCGTTTTTGAAAGGAATTATTTCAAAACTTTTCGTAGAATGGCTGTAGCCTCCTTTTTTTATTTCAAATTCATATCCTGCCAGATTGCCAGTATTGAAATGTACTTTGGCAGATGTTCCTGCAACAAGATATTTCGTAGTCACTCCGTCGGCTTCTTTCTCGTTGAGATCAAAATCCATCGTGGAATCCGAGAACTTAAATTTGGTATCTCCTAAGGACGTTATCTTTCCAGTTCTATGAGGAAATATATCATCGAATGTAATTGAACCCTCTTTCAACCCAAACGCTACTATTGATCCGGCATCTTCCAAATAATCTGCCCCTGGTAATTTTAATCGTTTGCTAAAATTCCGGTATTCATTTGGAATGTTGTTTGTGCCTCCAAAAACATATAGGCGGTTTACAATATCATTGTCATCAACATTATTTCGCGAAAGAGAATAAAGCCCCTTCCCTTTTCCGTACTCGAATTTTAAGGGGACTTTCTTACCGTAATCTCCGGTATGAATAACATACTTGCCGTTTTCGTACTTAATCCAAAAATCTGTCTTGAATTCATTACAGATCTTCTGCATTGCTGAAAGACAATTATCATCCCCTAAAGTAATTGTCTTAGTTTCACCGTTGGTAAAATTCCCCAGCTCCCAATTGGCAGCAAAACGCTTCATATTATTTTTCAGTGCCAACAGGAAAACTTCAATAGTTCCAATCAGCGGAAATTCCAGATCTGGACCGAATCCGGTTGCATCTGCATTAAAATACTTGCATCGCTGCATATCAAACATTAAGCCCTGAGCTGTAATATTGTACTCGTATGAGGTATTACTGTTTTTCACCAATGCCGGCAATGTATTGATACGATATACCGAATCGAACAAGACGAAATAATCATTGATCAAAATATCCAGTTTCTCCCGGGAATTCAGTTTGATCGAAACCGAATCATCCGAAAGCATAACCCGGTTAAGTGTTGCCGATTCAACAGAACGTTTCCCTCGCTCAATCAAATTGAACAAAGGAGATCCGTTTCTGTATAATTTTATATTATTCAAAGTACTTTATTTAATCATTGGCCTTGTAATATCTCACATACTCTACTTCCATAAAATCCTCAGGTTTCCCCAAAAGATCTGGTGTCGTGTACGGCAGACAGCTCAAAATAATTTCACAAGGATTTACAGAGAAGCCAATTAGCTCTTTGTAAGTTATAGTATTCACCAGAACACCGTTGAAGTACATTGCTATAAAATCCTTGGTTACCAAACACCCAAATCGGTTAAAATTCTGTGTATAATCATTCATGGTAGTGTTGAAGTAGTCCACTTTTGCTCCATAGCCTAAACTTGCATGACTTGGCGTCCAGCGGTGAATCGCGCTTAGCATGTTGAATCCGGTTGCCACAGTGTTACTTTTCATATCGAACTCAACAATATCAATTTCATTCTTTGTAAGCGATGATTCTCCGGAGTTTAAAAATGATTGCGTGGTCCAGAATGAGCTGTGCATGTAGTATGATGAAGGCATCTTAATTGAGGCTTCAAAATATCCATACTGAATATCATCAACTAAGCTAATTATGCCTCCTCCATTGAATGCCTTGGTTGTTAAGGTTCCGGTATTGTTTCCGTTTTCATCTTGGATGTATGAAGTATTCCCAGGAGTATTCGCCCAAACTCTAATTTTAAGATTTCCCCCAGCAAAAGTGATAGCCTCTTTAACATTGTTTCCATTGGATTTTTCACCCGTTCTATACTTCCATTTTTTGAGATCTAAAGTTGTCCCAGCGAATTCGTCCCCGAAATTATATGAGTACAATTCACTACCAATAAGCATATTATCACCGTTGTTTATTTGCCTTGTTTCCCTTGGTACAGTAGTTCTATTAAATTCGAAAGAATCTAAATCGTAGGAGTTTACATAAATGGTAGCTCTCGTAGAATAACTAAAGAAGAACGAAACTTCTTCACTGGTACTGTCTTCAAATCCCCATGTTTGACCCTGACGCACTATAAATGGATATTCTGGTGGTCTTTTAGTTTTTATATTCAATACATCCATTCCGGGCACGTACAGAAACTTAATAACATTGCATTTAGCATCATCGATTATGCTTCCACCCTTTAAAATTCTTTTTCCTTTAAATAGTTCGTATTCCTGCTTTTTAAGATAGAAATCACCGCTAAATCTGTTTGCAGTATAGAAATTACCGGAAGCATCAGCCGTATATTCCCCAACGTATAAGCCGTTAACCAAAGCCATATCAACTCGTTCTCCTGTGTCTTTCAGGAAAAAAGCATTATGCGAAGATTTATAGAAACACTTCTCCAAAGGTCTTAATCTACAGAATTGAGAAAACCCACCTCTGTACGCCTCGAAAAGCTTCGTGTCAGGATTCATTCTCAAATCCTTTGTTCTCTTTGAATCTACAAGGTTAGTGTCCGGCACCTGCATAACATCCTTCACGTAATCCTCCAATGATGTGAAATCGCCATAAACAATAGTTCTAATATTGAATGAACCGACGCCTAATGTGCTGCACGTAAACCGTACAAATCCATTAGCAGGAGGAATAAAACTGTATGTGCCCGCTGATGACTGGCTAGATCCAGTTCCCTTCACTCCGGAAACATAGGTGCTTTCATTTGCTGCAGTATAAAATGAAATAGCATTCGGTGTCGATGACATATACGCAATGCCGCTTATCAAATCGCCTTTTACTACTGGAATAAAACCCGTATATCTGTTGTTGACAGACTCTGCTTGTGCGACAGCAATTCCCTGGTCATTAATGTAACCACTATTAACATTTGATGCAAAACCAACGGTTACAGTTGTATCAGACACAATTTCTTTCGGCATCCAATCAAAAATTGGTGCTACTGTACTGTTTGCAATAGGACGATCACTGTTAACGTCAAAATCTTTATCTGTTTTTTCTTGTAGTACTTCTTCAAAAGGTTTTATTACTTGCTCATTAGGACCGGTAATTGTCGCTTGCGAATTTCTATTAGCATCCTCAGAAGCTGAAAGCCGAACAAATCCATCAACAGTAGCCGTATAATTTAATGTATGACCTGTATTGTTGTCAGACCCAACGCCTGGCACTCCTTCAACATAAGAACTAATGCTAGCTGCAGAATAAAAAGAAATAGCATTGTAGGTACTTCCAAGATAAAACAAGCCCGTTATGGTTGTTCCAGCTTTAACAAAAATAAATAGCGTTCTCCTTCCTGTACTTACAGATGCGAAATTAGTCCCGTTAGCATAAACTAGACCTGTCTCAGTATCATTTGTGTTAAAATTTACTGTTGTTATATTGATCTCTCCTTCTTTTTCAAACCAATCGTAGATGGGTGTTACTGCACTGTTAGCAATAGGTTTGCTGCTTGTCGCATCAAATTCTTTTTCGGCTTTCTCATTTAAAACAACAGCTTTCCATTTACTTGACAAGCCTGGTGTATCAGAGGGAGTTGTAGCAGAAGTTGATTCATAAATTGATTGATCTGAATAAATGACCTGTTTCCCAGTAGGATAACTTTGAGCAGACCACGTATCAATTTTATTAAGTGGTTCTGGCATTTTTACCTCAGACCTCGTCCATACTGAACCTTTTTTATAGAACATAGTTTCATAACCGGTCTTCGCTCTAAGATTTCCGGCATTAGGATATACTTTACCCCAATCCGCTGTACTGCTAGGATCTGATGGTTTATCGTCAATTGATGCTATTTCAGGTTTATAACTTCCGTCTTCCGTCGGAGCTGTATCGGTCGGCTTAATTGTTCCTTTAAAGTCTGTTTTAACTTCAGCTCTAACATCAGCTATCTTCGTGTTATAATCCTCCGTAAGTGATGCTGTTTTGCTATCTAATTGCTCTTTCGAAACCGCATTTCCTACTAGTCCGTCTTTATCGATCGTAGCTATATTAGAAGGCGGAATCAAGTCCGTTACCGTAATATTAACTTGCTCTATCATTTCTATATTTTTTCCCAAATTATCTCTGCAGGCGTTTGAAGGTTTTTCATATCTTCAATATTTCCTGCGATTATTATTATCTTCTCTTTTCCCAACATGTTTCGCCATTCTCCAATAACCTCAGCGGTTTCAACCCTTGTATTGCTATAAACAAGCCCCGGCACTTCGTTACCATCTGAATCCAAAACTTTCAATATGAATTTTCCGTAGTCCGGCATGTTTACCTCAGTAATTAGATGCAGTGTGTTATGGCCTATTGTGCCTTGAAAAACTAAACTCACTGCAATGGTTTCATATGAATTATCTAGCTTTCTGCCGATTACATATAACTTCAAATCTATACCAGCCTGCAATGTTACATCAACTGAGAACTGGTATGAAGTAGATTTTGTTGGAACAGAGCTTACTTCAAAAAACTGATTGTTTACACCACTCACACTAATAAGTGACAATCCAGAATTCTCATATGATGGCGTTGAATAGTCTTTTGTAAGACTGACGTTTCCCCGTCCTGTCTGCTTGGTGCCGTCTCCGAAGAAAATCTCTGTTTCTGAATCTATTTCGTAGGATAGTTTGAATGTGTCCAGATCGGTTTTTAGAATCTTTTTGATAGGATTAGGCTCAATCATTTTTAGCGTAAAAGAACCATACATTATTCCGTCCCTGAATTCCTTTGTAAGCTCTGCAGGTCCATTAAGTAATACTTCATAAGCATACTCTTTATTCCCAAAAGGTTCAATAGTAAAACGTTTTGTAGATTTAGTGTCAAATAAACTTAAAAATGAATTGAAGTTTTCTGTAATCCGATTAGAGTCAGAAGCTCTTAACCAACACTGAAGTTCCATTTCACGCGCTTCATAGAAAGGTTTAGATAAGTCGAATTGTTTCCCGTGATATTCAGCCCAGGTATAGGAATTTCTCTCACGTGGTTTTAATCCATCAAGAACACCTTTAGAATCTGAAACATTAATTCCAAAGTCCGCAAAATCCCTTCCATTTATTGACCACTTTAATCCCATATTTTTTGTTTTACCACACAATCTCCATTAACCACTCCTCCATATTGGTAAACAAATACCTCAGCATTTCCACTTCTTTCAATATTCAGCTCTGAATCATCTAAAACCGTCACAAATACTTTAGAATATCCGGTAGCTTTTATTATAATTTTAGAGTTTCCACGAATGAAAATCTCCGAAACATCAAATCCCGCGAATTCTATTTCAGATTCACTATCAAAGATAGCCAAATTAACAGCCTTGTTTATAGTGCTTTGACTATAGTAAAGCCCGTATTTTTCATAATAACCACGGTATTTTTCAAGTACTTCTTTTGATGGGAAATTTTGCTGTAACGCCCAATCAGAATTTGCAAAAAATAGTTCGCAAAGGTTCTTTATTGAAGTATCTTTATAAGCTTTCTCAAAGCCCTCTTTACAAGGGCTGAAAGCTTTGATTTCTTTTAAAATATATTCTGTATTCATTAGATTCCGGCTAAGCTGTTTTTAACTTTTGAATTAAGTTCTGATAGATCTTTTCTCATTTGGACAAGATTCCTTGTATTGCTTTCGATTTGAGTTAATTGCATTAACTGATTCTTAAATACATTCTGATTTTCTCTATGGATCTTTAATACTTCAGCGACATTTATTCGCATTGCATTGATTTGTCCTTCCAAAGCGCCGGCCGTCTTCTCGGTAATTCCTTTTATGTCTCCTTTAAGTCCTTGGGCATTATCCGCAGATTGACCGAATAAATCTTGGTATTGTTTAAGGGCTTCCATGTATTTTTTCATGGCATCCTCGCCCATTGCTTTTATTTTATCTCTCTCCTCTTTGGTGAGTCCGTCAAAGCTTCCAGCTACATTAGAACTTGCGATCTGTTGTTGTAGGGCAGCAATGACTTTTTCTAGCTCTTCTTTTTCAAATCTGGCTTTAATAGCGTCAGCACTCAATGGACTTCCGTTATTAATAAGATCATTGAGATATTTAAGTCTATCTTGAGCCTTTTTGAGTTCTTTTTGCAGATCTGCTGTATCTCCATTACCAAAGCCCATTGCGCTGTATAGTTCATCAACCATGTTCTGAGCAGCCTCGTCAAGGAACTTCATTTTTAAAGCGTTCTGTACAGCATTTTTCATTACATCATCAACAACCTTATCAAAGGAATTTGCCGCATCTTCTCCTTTTCCAAAGGCTTCTACTAATGCATCCGCCATTTTCTGTGCTAGATCTTTGAATTCAATGGTCGTAACCTTGTTTTTAAATTCATCAACCAGATCTGAAATTTTACTGTTTATATCTTCAATTTGTTGAGAGTAGGATGCAATTTTATCGGTATCCGAGCTTTTCTTTTCGTTTTCCATTCTACGCATCTTAATCAAAAGATCTTGCTGTTGTTTAAGATTTGCAATGAGATCACGCTGCATTTTTAATTGAGCTTCTCCTGCTGTCTTTTCAATGGCCTTATTAAGTTGTTGGTAAAGAGATTGTAGTTTTTCTACTTCTATTCCCCACTGCCTTATCGTGCTCGCTCTATCAACATCACCATTCATGTATTTAGCAATTGAAGTTACCATCTGTAGAATTCCTCCAGCCATTTTAGCATAGTCTCCGGATATATATCCTGTTACAGCATTAATAATCCCATCAAATAGCTGTTGAGCATCTTTAAGTGCTTGCTGAGATTCTTGAGAAAGCAATCCTAAAGCGGCACCAAGTTCTCCAGCAAACGAAATAGTCGCATCTGCAGCCGCTTGTGAAACTGTAAAAATTTGACCTAATGCAAACTTTGTATTATCTAACTGGTTGTTATATTGTTCACTATTTTTTCCATACTTTTTTTCTGCATCCGCTAACTTTTTCTTTTCATCGGCATATTTTCTTATTGCGTCACCTATTGCAGCAAACGGATTTCGTGACCTAACATTTTCATCCAATTTATTATATGCATCTTGAACAGTTTTAAGATCATCAGGTCTTAATGCTTTAGCGGCATCTGAATCTAAAAACTTCTTAAACTCATCACGCATTTTACGTAAGGTTTTAGGACCTACTCTCTCCAAATCACCAAAAGCCTTGACCCATAAATCTGTTTTCTGGAAAAGCTCAACTGACATTGAAGAAATATCCTTGGCCTGCGCTTTATTAGCTTCTTCTGTTTGTCTAGTCTTTTCTAAGTCCGAATCGTTTGATTTCTGTATCTTAAGACGGATGTCATCGTACTTCTTCGTAATTTCTGCCTTGCGCTGTTCAAAGGTTTGATGCTCATTAATAAACTGAGCATACTGTTCCTTTTGAGATTGTACAGCATTTCTTCTGAGTTCTTCCAGGTATTTTTTTTGATCAAGGAAATTTTGACTATTCCCTCCTTCTTTCTGGAACGCGTTATCTATTGCTTTATCGATAGCATCGATCTGATCAACGTACGACGGCATTAGTTTTAAAGTGTTTTCAAACTCTCTCTTGAAGACCTCTATCGGTTCTTCAATACCAATGAGACTATTTCTTGAACCTATGAGATTAAGCAAGTATTCATTATCGGATTTTCCTAATTTCTCACCTGCAAGCTTTCTCTTTTCAAGTGCTTCAATCTCGGTATCGATGTATTGAAGGAAGCTATTTGAACCTTTGAAAAGACCTTGATACATTTTATCAGCTTCGTCTTTTCCAAAATATTCAATTGATTTGTAGTAGTTTTCCCACTGCTTTTTCGCTAGATCAAATTTTTCTTGTGATGTTTTGTAGGAAATTTCATCATATTTTTCTTGAAGCGCAGCCCTTCTTTTGTTTGCATCTTCCAGGGAAATAATTTCACCTGTCAAAAATGGATTACCTTTTTTATCTTTATCGGCTCCATATTTATCAAGTTTTCTAATCTTTACCATCCCATTTTGCATAACTGCAATAGCATCATCTAACAACTGTATTTGTTGTTGAATTTGCTTCGGTGATCCTAATGGAAATATTTCAACTTGTTGCTTGTCTTCTTTTTGTTTTTTAGGGCTTTTTAAATTATTATATTTTTCAATTAATGCCTTGAGTTCAATCCATTTCTTTGAACCAACAACTGCTTTTTTCTTTAAAGCTTCTAATCTTTCTATTTCCTGATCATACCATTCTTCAGTAAATTTTGCAGGGGAAAAAGGCTTTTCTTCTTGTGCAGAACTACCTCCATTTATATCAAACCCTTCTTTAATCGCTTTTTCAACATCTTTCTTAGCATCTGAAATCGTCTTTTTTAAAGCAGCAATCTTTTCCTTTTTCTGATTCTCCGGGTTTGTAGACCAATAATCATCGTTAAATGGATTAAAGGCTTGTCCAAATGCTTCACCCCATGAAAATGATTTGACATCTTTTTCAAGACTCTTTAATTCTTCTTCCCATCGGGCAATCTCTTGAACCTTAAGCATTGCTTCAGCATTCTTATAAAGTGTCTTAGTATATGCCTGAACTGCTTTATCTGCTTGACCAGTTCTTATTGCTTCAACGGAGAGACCTTTAATTCTATTTTCAGTTACTTTATTAAGCTGATCAACCATTTTTTTTGCATCGTCATAAGATGTTTTTTGGTCTTTTATAGCCTTAATAAGAGTTTCTACTTTCGTTTTCTGTTCATTAACAGATTGATTTGTCCGTTTTAAATTATCATCGAATTCCTCTTGGATTTTTTGTAATTCCGATGTTGCAGAAGCTGCTTTATATATGCTGTAAGTCAAAACACCCAACAATACAATAACTGTTGCATATGGGTTTGACATTAAAGTGGCATTTAAAAATGCTTGCGCCCTTGCTCCCGCCAGGGTTGCTAATGTTTGAATTCTCTGAACAACGGTAAGTCTTGTTGTAGCTATTGTATTTGCATTTTTCGCAGCGATTTGAGCAGTTTCGGCTGCGGTTGCTGCGGTTTTTTCTGCAATTCCAACAGCTTGTGCTGTATTCTCTAATTGTTGTTTTGCTGCATTGAACTCCGTGGCTACTGCTAAGGCTCTTTTTCTAGCTATAGACGCGCTTTCCTGTGTCGCAATTACAGTATTTTGAGCCGTTACAACTCTCTTTTGCGCAATTTCAATTTCCCTCGCTGTTCCATTCGCCTGCACAGCTGTTAATTCCATTCTCGCTAATGACAATTGTACTCTTGCTTCCTGAGCTTTTGCCGCAGCAGTAATACCTGATTGTACAGCTGATTGTTTTTTAATCGCTAATGATGATACTTCAGCTTGTAGTGCTGAGTACTTTGCTCTTGTATTAGCAAGTTCAGCTGCGGCTTCTCTTGCTGTAGCTTCTGCTTGCCTTTGAGTTACAAGTGCTCTACCAAGTTTCATTTTTTCCGAGATCCCAAGAAGTGCAATTTCTGACTGAATTGTCATATTATACATTCTACCCAATGCATCAGTAGTAATAACAGCAGCTTTATACAACCCATATGTTGCAACAAGTTCAAGTATTGATTTACTTACCTGCTGATAATTTTCGACTAAATGTGATAGATAACTAATGCTTCCAGATAAGGCCGCCTCATTATTAGACCCTATTTCATTGAGCATCAATTCGAATTCGTGCTTCAGCCTATTAACGGCACCGGTTAGAGTAGTTGCCTGCTTACCAATCAGATTGTTGAATTTACCTCCTTCGGATGTTAAAGCATTCATCGCCTTTTCAACTTCAGGGAATCCAACTTTCCCGGCTTCAATTAACGCCTTCATCTCAGAAACGTTTACGCCCATTACTTTTGCCAGTTCTCCCATAATTGGAATACCTCGCATAGTGAACTGTAGAATATCTCTGGTATATGCTCTTCCTTGCGTTTTTAAAGTTCCATATACATACGCTATATCTCCAATTGGCGCGGAAACACCCGCAGCAACGTTACCGAGCATTTCAATATCGTGGGTCACTTTATTTACGTCAATACCATATGCTAGTAATTGCTTACCAGCCTGACCAATCTCTGAAAGCCTAAATGGAGATCTTAATGTCAAGTCTTTCCATTCGGCCATTAGTTGATCCATTTTAGATTTAGATCCGGTAATTGTTTCAATAGCGTTTTCCATCATCTGGAATTCCCCACGAACTTTAATTACTTCAAGTGTAAAATCTTTGATCGCATGGAAAGAAAAATAGCTTGAAACACCAACAGCAAGATTCCTAAATGAAGAATCCATCTGTGTTGTTTGCTGTGCTGTGAAATTATTGAGACCTAATAAATCTCTTCTTATCTGATCAAAATTCCTCCTCCATTCGTTCAAATTCAATGTTGCATTGAAATTTAAAGCTCCTCCTACATTATTCATTCTTCATTATTTATATTGCTCCAATTGTGATAAAAAACTTTCCTGAGATAATTCAGAGTAATTGAATGATTTCCCCTTTTTGGTGTCTTTTTTCACATCTTCATCTTTGTCGTAATCATAAGAAGGCGCATCAATAAGCATTCTCTGTAAAAATGCATAGTCCACCTCTTCAAGTAAATAATCGAGTGTCCATCCAAAGTGGTGACATAGTTGACCACATAGGCCATAAATAGTTTTTAGGCCGTTTTCTCTACCTTCATCGGATTCGTCACTCTTACTGCGCTTAGTAATGTGGTAGAGATCGTAAAAGACTGGTAATCGTTCAACGCAAGAACATTCTGCGTAAATTCAAGCAGTTCCCTTGAATTGATGTTATTGAAAATATGTTCAGTTAAAAGCTTTCGGAAAAGCCAGTTGTTCCATTTCGTTCCAAGAATTGTAATTGCAATGATTTCAGCGCATATTTTTGCGTTATCAGCAACTGAATTAAACTGTGAATTCAGTATTTCTTGGAAATCATTTTCCTGTTTCTCCTGGCTCACTTTAAGCTTAAAAAACCGGTAACTTTGAGCAAACATTACTTTCAAAGGAATTTTTTTTACCTTCCAAGCTATCTCTTTACCCCAAAATGATGTCTTTACGGTAAATCCAATCTGGTTTGCAACTTTAAGCTCCTTTTCTTCTGCAATTATCTTTTCTTCTTCGCTTAATATTCTCTCTTCTTCCATAATTGTAAATTTTGTAGTTAAAAAAAGCGCACCCACCTAGGCAAGTGCGCTGAAAAGAAAAATATTAAGGTGTCGGAATCGGGTATTTCACCAATTCAAACGAAGGTGTATTTTCTTTCGTCGGTCTGAGAACCTTTGCATTTACGGAAACACCCAGCAAGTTGTCTTTACCCATATCAGTAGTGAATTTGTAAGTAATAAGTGTTCTTACAACATCAAACCCAAATCCTATTTCTGGCGTAATTTTTAAAGATCTTTCTACGGTAACATTTCCGATCGGTGGAATGTAGTTTCCGTCAGCATCTTTTGTTCCGGCCCCAACCTCAACCAAGGTGTCGGCATCCGGATTCGCAACATCAAAGTCAAATGACATTGCTCCTTTAGTAGTCCTTGTAAAAATTGGATCATCATATTCTTCAACATTGAAATCGGTAGTCGTACCATCTTCCATATTGATTTTTAAAGTCCCAAGCATGGTTTCTCCTAATTTTTTAAAGACGGTGCCCATTCCCCCGTCTGATGCAACTGGTGCTAATTCAATTTTCGCTACACCATTGTTAATCTGTCCTGCCATTTTATTGAATTTTAATTATTATTAAATGCGTTTAATTTTAGTCTGAAATTGATATAGCAATCTTTGTCATCCATAATTGTTTGCTCAAATTCTATATCAACATTGTATTTTTCAGTGAATTTTCTTTCCAGAATTGGTTTTACTTTGTCGGAAACAGCTTTTAATCGTATTTCGTTTGGAACGTTTTGATCTATAGCATTAATCTTTACTTTCAAATAAGGTACATAGCAATTCACATTGAATGCACCGGTTTGAAAGAAAGTACTATTAAGAGTAATAGCATTTACAACAATATCTTCCTTGGTGCTGCCGGCCGGTCTAAAATCTTTATACAGATCTCCTGTAATAATAGAACCAACTTCCCCGTTTTTCAATTCATTATAAATCCACTGTTTGGCTTCTATTACTGAATTTCTCACCGTATACTATTTAGAAATTGATTGAGTTTTAATTTTGCTTTGAGTTCTGCACTGGTAAGGACATTACGCCCTCTACTTTCAACTGTTGACGCGTAGTTCATTCCAGCAACAATAACCAATGCTATTTCCGGAAGAGCTTTAGCAATATCAATCGCTAAATCATAACCTATCTTCTTTCCGTCTTTCGTTGCCGGTTGCGGGCCCTGTACTTTTTCAAAGTCTTGCCCAACTATCCTACCATTCAGAGTGATAACATATCCAATAGATGATCTTAGGTTTCCGGTTACGTCTTGCCAGTCATTCTGTTTAGCATAAGACCTAGCTTCGTTTACCGCATCTTCACCAACCACCCGCATAATTCTAATGATGTTCTGAATTTTTGCATCCAAAGCATCATTGATATACTGGTTTAAACCCGGCATGTTGAAATTTGCTCTTACACCCATATTCTACTGTGAAATTGATCGTATTTGACTCTTAAAACTTCTCCTTCAAGCCTTGTTTCGCCTTTTAATCCTATAACCCTTATACTTGAACCGACATCAATAGGCTTAAGCTTTTTAGGGCATTGAATTAGCCAGGTATACTCGTACTTAATCTGATCATTTGAAATAGTCTTGGTACTTGAAAGGCTATCTTCATCACGACATTTACCGAAGTCCTGCCATTCCTCTGTTCCAGGAATCCAGTTGCCGTTTTCATCTTTAACAGCATCTGATTTTACAAATACTTCTAGCTTATATGGATATTGAATTGCCATTTACCAAAGATTTGAACGATTACGAATTTTGTTTCTTTCCATGTTGTTTGGAAGCCCTAACTGGTCAGCAATCATACGATAAAACGCAAGCATTGCGTCTTTATCATATTCGATTGTAAACTGTCCTTCTGAAACTCTTTTTGGAGATAATAAAAGCTTAGGGATTAAATTGTAAAACAGCGTATTAGTTTTTACTTCTAATTCGGGTTCGTATTCAGAGTCGCCATTCAATCCTACATTTATCAATTCTGCATCAATAAGCGAATCGGACACTTCAACCGACCATAACTCAAGATTTGCTGACAAATAATCCCTAACTTTCATTTATTACTTTTTAGCTGTTTTCGCGGCAGTTTCTACCGTTACTTCTTCAGTCCCCGCTTCTTCTTGTGATTCTCCTTCATCTTCAATATCATTTGATTGTAGATCAAAAGAATTCAAACTCATTCTACCGGCTGATCCACCTGTTAATTTTAAGTGATAAACAGCATCAATTGCAGTAATTGAAGGAATAGCTAATAACTGACCTCTTGTAAACTCGTTAAGGGGTTCTGTTGTAGACCATTTTGCAATTTTAACTTTGTCAACGTTTGCATAAGTGTGTCCGCTAACCTGAGTAAGATCACCCTCTGTTACTAAAGCGTTTTTAACTTTTCCGAGCTCGCCCTGAGGAACGAAAACAATAACATCATCTGCAAAAGCTCTAAATGAACTTGTTACTCCATCCTCTTCAATGTTAAATAGTGAAGTTTGCAATTCAATTACTGGAAGTCCATTAGATTTCAAGTACTCATTTAAATTATCCTGAGTGACAAGAACCGGAACTCTGCCAACTGTATTTTTGAAAACATTCTGGATTTGCGCACTGTTTTTAAGTTTATTAAAAGTCGCACGCGTCATAATCATTTTTTCAAATACATCATTACCTTTTGATTGAGCAGCGTCTATAACGGCTTCAAAATCCTCTAGAGGTGTTGCTGTTGGATCAGTCCAGTCTTCAGATGTGTTAATTACGTTTTCCGTTGGCAATCCTACAGGTATTTCACCATAAGCAACTCCGTCTGGATTTCCGGTTGCTGAAAGATCGATAATACCCGTAGATAACGCTTGTAAGAACATTACATCTAATCTACCTGTACAACCGTTAGCAGCAAATTGAATGTCATTGAAAATTAAATCAATGATTTGTTTTTTCTTAGTATCATCATTGATATTACTCATATTCTGAAGAGATACATATGCTCTGTAATCAGAATTCTTCATAATATACTTGTGGGAAATAGTAGGAATAGAACCTTCAAACTTCGATAGCCCACTTCTGCTTCTAACCGGAGATACAGAGTCTTCTCCAACGACAGATGCGATTGTATCAAGTTTTGTTTTACCGATAACGTCTTTGAATGACAAATCAACCTGGGGAGTATCCCAGCTTAAATATTTGGAAAATTCTCTTGTTTTGAACTTATCCATTCTTTTATCGATGATAAGCTGTAAAGCCTTGCCTGTAGCATATTCACCGAAAATAGATGCTATATTACTCATACTTCGTTAATTATTTAGATTGTGAAAAAATGATTTGAGGCATTTTTGCTTTCAAAGCATCTGTAAGAGCCGGAATTCTTCTAGCATAAACAGTTCCTCTTAAAACAATATCAACAGAAGTATTATCGTCAATAACAACATCTTCGTACAATAACCCTTTAGGGTTTACGGAGTCCGGCTTCGCAAGTCTTGTAGCTTCATCATACGAAAAAGCCGTCCCTGCGACAATTTTATCTCCTTTTGTAAGCCCGGTAACATCTAAAGCAAAACCACCTAACGCGGTTTCCAAAACGTGAGCATAGATTGTCTTATCCCCTGCTACTTCCGTTCTCTTAAATCCTAATTTGCTCATTTTTTGTCTGTTTGTTTTTAAGCTAACCTTTCAATATCTTTCAAAGCTTGGCCTACCTGCTCGTTTCCTCCGGTTCCAATAGGTGGTTTTCCGCCCTGTGCTCCTTCAGTTGCAAAAGCCTGTTTGAAATCCTCAAATTCAGCTTCCATGGACTTCACGGTATCTTCTTCAGAATACCCTTCTCCATAGTCTACGGTTGTCAAAAATTTGTTGTAATACTTCTCTGGAATGTTTTTCGCAGCAAGTGCTTTTACAAGATTTCCTTTTTTGTCGTCGGTAGCTGTTTTGGTTACTAAAGCCTGCACTGATTGAGTAAGGGCCTTAACTTGCTCAGCTAATGTTTGATCCTGATTACCTGGTTTAGGTTCTGGATTTTGGTTAGGCTGTGCAGTTGGCTTTGGCTTTTCAGGATCTGGCTTTTGCCTCGCCTTATCCAAGCTTGATTGAAATGATTTTAATAATCCCCCTACACCGTCGACTACTCCATCAATAGTTTCATCAGTTGGGCTTACGGTTAAAATTAAATCTGCTTGCGACCCTAAAATTTCGTCTCCAAGACCCAAGTTTGCATACTTGTTTCTCAGCTTTTCAATTATAGTTTCTCTTGTCATATTAAAAGGTTTATTATTAATTACCGTAAATTTCGTCTGTAAAACGTTTATTTTCAATAGCATTTGTTGCTTTTACACTTTCATTTTCGTAATTTTACTATTATAACCACGGTATTATTTTTATGAGGGGAGATTTAGGAAGTATGAGAACGTCGGATATGACACTTAACGAACTTTTGGTAGCTTTTAACAGACTATCCATGGTTCAAAAAATCACAATGGATTTATCGGAGTTTTGCGAGGTAACAGGAAAGGGACAAAAAGAAGTCTATGCGCTTCTACGTTGTCAATATTATCCTGATGAACTGATCATAGGAGGCTATGAAGGAAGAAGGAGGAAAAAGAAATTATTGTTTGACACTCAAAAGGTTCTAGAATGGATGAGAAGGTGAGAATTGCAAATTGTATTGCAAAATTGTCTGTAATTAATTATATCAACTCGCTGTCTGCGGGATTTATGGATGTGTTGGCTATTAATGATAAAATTAAGATAGAGAGAAGAAAACTGGAAAAACTTGCAAGCAAGGAAAAAGCTGATCTCTATTACAATTATTTAGTTAAAATAGCCTATGAAAATCTATATGAATCTAATAGTAGTTTTATCTTAAAGAAACTCAGAGAAATAAATACAGCAATTGAATTAGACAACAATGCAGCCGATTAAATGTGGAAACTATTTTATAGTCCAGAATACTAAACTACTGGACAAATTAACTATCCAGTATTATGTTATAAATTTGAATTGATTATGGAAGAAATATTAAAAATACTTGATCTTAAACTGAAAATAGCTTACGGAGCTGGATTCAGTGATGGAGAAGAGATTGGATTGGAACAAGAAGATATATTCTTTTCTCGTTTAAAAGTAGATGATTTACAAAATGCTATTAAAGAATATGCAGAGAATTGTATTAAAGCATCTTTTGATAAACTATCTGAAAATGTAGTTGGTGAACATTGTTTCATTCATGTTTCTGAATTTAAAGACGATGATAATATAGTATTACTCTAATTTGAATTGAAATAAAAAAAGAAATTGAGGACTTGAAAACAGCCCTTAAAAGAAATATTGACGAATTTCTAAAATCGAATCCGGGGTTAGATCTGAATATTGAGATTGAAAAAGAAACGTTCGGATTTATAGGTGGTAATGCAGTATCAACCTACAATCCAAAAATAGAAGTAATTTTGAAATAATGGAAGCAAAATATATTAAAGAATTTAATCTAACCGGCAACAATATGGTTGATGTTGATAAGATTTGTAAAGACTGGAATGATAAATTTATTATTTCAACTTGGAACAATGATGGTGTCATTTCTTACGCCCTTCAAATATTTGGTAAAAAAGTAGGTGTTAGAATTTTAAAATCTCAAATTTCTGAGGAGCAAGCAAAACAAATAATTACCAACCTTGACTTAGTTTATGTTCATGCAGGTATTCCGCAAAGCGCGGGTTCTTACAAGACTAGAGCATTTATAGAGGAAGAAATTGAACGGCTTGAGTCCATTCAATCCGAAAAAGAAAATGAGCTTATTATTATCAACAGATTGATTTACAATCATAGAACAAGCATTGGAGTCTGAAATTAACTCCAAAACCTTTTCTTCGCACTTAAAGGAAAAGAGTTAACAATTAATATGTAAAGTATGGAAAAGAAAATCTACATGATTGTAGTAGGAGAATATGAGGATAGAGACATTGAAGCTGTTTTTGATAACGAAGGTGATCTTCAAGAGTATTTAAACAATTTTGACTGCCCTTGGACTGATAAAGTATATGTAGAAGTTAAATACTTAAACCCAATACCCGGCGGAAAAACTGAGCCGGATTACAACGATGAACGCTATCCGGCTTTTGAAAAGAAAAAGAGTTAAATTTGAAATAAATAATAAATATGAGAGAAATTAAATTTAGAGCGTAAACAAAAAGTCAAAACGAGTGGGTATTTGGCTACTTACACAAAGATAATTCTGGTGACACTTTTATCACTTCACTTAATGGCAGAGAAACTTCATTAGTTTGGGATGGGACAGTCGGTGAATATACTGGTTTGAAAGATAAAAATGGAAATGAAATTTATGAAGGTGATATAATCAAAGACATTCCAAATGACACTTGGAGTAAAGTTGGATATTTAACAGGACAATTTTATCCCTTGTTTGAAAAATCTTTGAAACTAAAAACTGATTTTGAAGTGATTGGAAATATACATGACAATCCTGACCTTTGGAGTGAAAGGTAACGATAAAGATAAAGCCCCATTAAGGGGCTGTTTTTTTATAATTTATTAAAATAAGCATAAGTAGACCTTATCTTTTTAAAAAGCGCATCTTGATCTTCTTTAGCCAACACAATATTGCTACTTGTCAACATTACCCTTGTTCCACCATTGGGTCTAGGTTCAAGCTGGACAATATGATTAACATTTAAAGTAATTTTCGTGTCGTTTTCAGTTTCAATTTGAATAAGCATAGTATTAATTTTTAGTTTTCTACAAATATAACAAAAAGCCCTCTTAAAGAGAAGGCTTTAAACTTTAAACAACATTATTTTTCATTATCTTGAATGTAATTTTGTACCTCATGTATAAATTCAAATTCATTGCATTTTTCAATATCAGCTGATGAATAAAACGGATCATAGACAATACGTAATGAATTTTCATCATTTTTTAAACCACACAATTCTTCAAAATACACCTTTTTCGGAAAGGCTTTTAATTCTTTATGCCACGATACAATACGAACCATTTCTTCGCTTTCAAAAACTTCTTCTATCGTGTAAATATCTCTATTTCCCCTTGAAATATTACCTTCATCTTGTTTAAGTTTTACAATATTTCCAACTCTTAATTCTTCTTTTTTCATAGTTATTTAATGTATTTAAAAAATTCTGATCTAAATCTAATTTCGGGAGTGTTTTCAACAACATCTTTCCAGTATGCAATGTTTTTAGCTTCGTATTCTGGCTGTCCTGAATGCGCTAATGGTTCTCGAAGTACAATAAGAGTGTTCACCACGTTATCCGACAACATTTTATGCTGCTGAACTTGCTTCAACAGTTTTACATGGAATTCACAAAGCATTTCATATTTTCGTTTAGTGTAATAATATGAATGAAAATGATAGCAAATAAACGGGAATTCCGGGTGAATATCTCCGGTAAGATTGCAGTCTTCAACCATTAGTAAAAGCTTGTCCGGAAGTGGCATAAAATTACAACCCTCCGTTAATTCATCATATAGTTTTTGTTCTTGGTGCGAGATCATCCAGTAAAGGTACGTAAATCAATTAAAAAAGTGATCACAACTTAATGCAATCACTTAATTCATTTTTTACTTTAGCAAGTAGTAAACTACCCACAACAGTACTGCAAATTTAGTTATTATTTTAGGTATTTCCTATTATCCACCATAAAAGACGGCTGAGTTTTCCAACTTTCCATTTTAGCCTTGTTTTCGTCCATGTACGTTTTAAACTGTTCAGGGACATCAGAAATATAATTCTCAGATCTTTCCGGTGATAAATTAAGCCCTTTGTTTATTTCATCAATTATTTCCTTGTCTGTTTTCCGGATGGTGAAACGTTGACACATGCAACCGATATGCCAACCACCCCATATAAAGTACTTTGGATAAATGCCTCGCAAATCATCACAAATATCAACAATCTTATGTCTGTTACTCAGTTCGATTCTATAGCCAACAATATCATTGTTCTGCATAATACGTAACTGATCAGATTCTCGATAAGCCAAATTATTTTCTTCTTTGGTTAAACGAATAGCATTTGCCATACTACTACGATATACACCTTGCCCAGGTTTATAAGCTTTAGCGTTCTTGCTTAAAGTCAAATTACCGTGCTTATCTCGCACTCTTCGATAAAGCCTGTCCGGTTCTCGCAGGTACTTTTTAATTTCCCTGGCTAATTGCTGAGCGCTTTTTCCTTCAGACAACCCTAAATCAAGGGCAAATTCCAGTTCTTTTTTTGTGTTCTGAGTAATTGACCATACGCGGTCTGAGATGGTGAATTTGCCTATCTTACGCTCTTGAAACGTTTTTAATGCTTCTGCGTTACGAGGCATGGGAGCTTCTTTAAGTCTATTCAATATTTCAGCCGGAATTTTCCCGGAAATGCTATTGAGTGTAGCCAGTTTTAAAGCATCATTCTTCAAGTCTCCAACATTCCAGGAGTAAGCTGTTGACACCGTTATCAATTCACGTAAATCCGAGTTGAATTGTTTAAAAACATCTTCAATATGCTTGGTGATCTTTGGATATTTCCGGAACTGAAAAAGCCCTTCCTTTAAAGTTGCTGGAAGGGACGAAAATACAATACTTTCAACAAGGTCATTGAAAAGCTTTTCAACGCGTCTTAAGTACTGCTCTACTCTTTTTCTATGTTGTTTGTCGAAGTCCATTACCTTTTTTTGGTTGATTCGGAACCTCCACCCAATATAATAACACATCCAAGCATAAAACCGAAATTGTACCAACCGCCATTATTGTTCGATTCGTAAATGCCTACAGAATCACTAAATAAGCTTATAATAAATGTTATAGGTGAAATAATACCATGCCATAGTCCGTACCAAAATCCTTTTTCATTGATAGATACACATTGCGTTAGGTTGTAAGTTTCAGCAGTGCAGCTAACTAAACAAATTGCAATTATTAAAATAAAAACTATAGACTTTTTCATAATCCAAACGTATTAGAGTTTTCAGTTTCCGCAGCATTATTATTCTCATCACGAATTCTCTTCATTTCTTCTACAGGATCATCAATACCCAGGTTTCGCATTGCCATTTCTACAGACATGATAGCCTGTCCACCCGTAGCATCCATCAGATAAGTAATCTTTTCTTTCATGTCGTTGATCATGTACGGATTGTAGACAATATCAACCTCTAATTCTTCCAGCTTTTTAGCATCTTTAGTACTTAATACGTTCGCAAGGAATGCCTTGATGATATTGATACGTCTCGCCAAATAATCATCCCATATTTCACGCTTCATTTCAACTTTCAAGTGAATATCCATGAAGTAATACTGCGCAGCTACTCCGGATATAGCTCCCATAGATTTAAGTTTGTCAAAGGAAATGTCAGGCGTTTGAGTCAATTTGAAAATAATATTCCAAAGGTTGTCAAATTCGAGCTTATAGGAGTCGGTATTGTTGTTCCAAGTCATATAATCGAGCTCAGCATCCTTATCCATTTCCAGAATGGTTCCCTTCTCGCCTTTTTTAGCAAATCCTTTAATTTCTCCTTTGGCCTTAATCTTCGGTGCCACGTGATAGTCATTAATTTCCGCATGACCGGAAGCAAGTTCTTCCAAACGCTCGATTAGCGGCTGAACAATATCCCATTCGGTTTTCTTTTGAGAACCATAAACAACCGGAATTTTACCAATGATGTTTCGCTCTCTACTTTCCTCAATCCATTGCGATTCCTTTTTAAGTATAATCTTTTCTTCAGCAGTGTAAATCTCCCTGTATTCGACTTCCTTGTCATTTTCGTCCTTTACTGTAATCTCACGAACAAATGCTGTCATATCTCCATTTTCAAATACAGGATAGAACACATCTCCCTCTGTAGGTAGGAGCTGCTTTACTCGCAATCTGTCCGCTTCTGGTGTTAAATACCAAATCTCAGCACCTTTGGTTGCTCCATAGATCTGACGAGCAATATTCCGAGTTAATGAAACGCTTTTATTTTGATCTAAAACTGATTGTACCAAAGGCCAGACTTCAGCATCAGTTGGAATGTAAGAAACAGGCTTACCGAAACCAAAAGCAACGATCTTATCAACAATCATCTGCTGGATAGCAAAACCGATTCTGTTAATAGGCTGCGAAGCCGTGCCTTCTTCTGTTTCCACCAGCTTATCCGGGTATTTAGTTTTATCAGTGAATATCTTGTGTGTTTCCACGTTGTATTGCAGAACAGCCTTCGATAAATAGTCCGTGTTCGGTCTTAGTTTATCCAGCTTCTTTACTATCTCCTCTGCATCTAATCCTTTCCAATCCATATATAGTAATTTTTATTATCCTAACATTCTGCCGAGCTTTTTGAGATCTGTCTTGTTTTTGACTACAATCGGGTAGAAAGTATTCGCAAGTGCATCAAATAAGTCAATAGACCGCCCTAGGCGTTTTTTTATATCTTCTTTTGATTCAATCTGTATTTTCCCATCACTTCGGAAAAACCATTTAATTTCTGTCGCCTCCTCTTTAAACATATCATTAGGAGGAAGCATGGCATTGTGGCCGTTTTTAGGATTCAACCAATCACGAACACACCAGAAAAGATAGGCCCGCATATTCAAGAACTCGTACTGTTCCGTCGCATCCTTTAGAGGCTTGTCGTTGAGTGATGCTTTCTCAGAAAATTTACAACTGATTGCATTTTCAAGTTTCAACTCTAGTAACCTTGAATAAACACCAGCTCCCTCTCCGATAGTATCAATAGAAGCATATGCATTGGGATTTGATTTAAGTACAGAAGCAAGTTTACCAGCAACCTTCATGTGATCTGCGACTCCTGCCGAATTTGTTACATCTATTTTATCGACATAATTGCCATATCTAAACACATCAACACTGTTATCCCTTCCCATGCCAGCTACATCACTGCCGATAACTAACCTACCTGACCTACCAGCTTCTTTATGGTTATATTCAATCCATCTTTTATTCGCTTCATCAATCCACTGCTCTGGTATAAGAGAATCCTCAGAAACCTTCGGAAATTTGCCCAGCACCTTAATCCTAAAAATATCAGTTGGACGGTAATAAATTCCATCATGTACAAAATCATCTTCTTCTAAACTAAATTCATTTGGTTGAATGATGGTGCACCAGTTATCAAGTTTATCCTGAATCCAGTTATGATCTACCTGTCCTGGAATAATTTCTTTTTTAGCAATAACATTAGGTGCATCAAGGCTATTTAATCGGTGTTTTGACCATCGTTCGCCCTTTTGGCTCTTTGCTGCATATCCGATTGTTGTGTTTGGGTTAAAAACAAGTAGAATTCTTGAATTACCTTGTAAGTTACCTTCAATAGCTCCAAAAGTGTCGTCTGAAATACCTGAAGCCTCTGTAATCGCAAACATTGTATTTACTGCGTGGAATCCTGACCACGCCTCATGATTATGTTCGTCGGCTTTAAAGCCTGTCAAAAACCACTCATCCCAATCAGTCCTAATGTCATAAGCATTCAATCTTCCCGGAAGCCCACCAATAAGCTTTTTTGCTTTGTTGAATAGTCGAGATATTTCAGGCATCATGATATTTTTAACCTGTCGATCCGTTGGAGCAGTTAATGCTACTTTAGTGTTTGCAATTAAATCACCTGCATCATTCCAACGAGGTGTCAAGTACATAAAGCATATTGCTGAAACTGCCGTAACGAAATCTTTTCCTCTTGCTGTTCCGGAAGCAACTGAAGTTCGTGGATTATATTGAACGGATTCAAGGATCTTTTGTTGTTCTTTATCGAGGTTTACCCCCAAAGCATCAGAGGCAAACTTATTCCAGTCGCCTCTCCATAGATCCACTTGTTGAATCCCTTTCAGTTCTATTTCTTTTTCACTAAGCCTCACTTCTGCCTGATTTCATTAAAAACGCCCCAAAGGTTAGTGTTTCTCCGTTACTTGTTAAATCTTGTTTATCGGAAATGCCTTGAAGTCTTGCCGTCAGGTTGGCATTAAAAGCTCCAACCATAGCTCCCTCGATCTGCTGATTGTTTATTTTTTCCCTCGCCCATGTTGTGACTGTAACAAACTCCGCTCTTGATTCATAGTCTTTCCATGCATTCAGAGATATTCCTAAGTAATGACATAACGCAATTAAAGTATATGGACGCTGAGTAGGAATTTGTAAAGGCGTTCCCGCAAACTCACCGCCTTTTACTACATCATTCTTTATCCATGGGTTTTTATCAGCCCATTCAAAATATCCATGTAAGAAAGGTTCAAGTTCATCAGGATTAGCAAATTTTAACGGCCGCCCACCTTCATTGCCTACGGAAATAGTATTCCCCTCCGCAAACTTTCCGTCCGGCTTTCTTCCTTCATTCTCTTCACTCTTCTTCTTTGCCATATCTAATTCAATTTAAACTGGTCCCACCAAAATCTGATGAATAATAAATCTAATATCAACGTAAATTTTTTATTTCTATCTGCAATTGCTGGCATTAGATCTATGTGCATCCCTAACCCTACTATGGATTTAGAAAACACTAGTCTGCCACGCCCATTTTTAGTTTTAAAATCTCTATACATTTCTTTTTGTTTATTCATTCACCGCGCTCCCTGTCACTCCCTCTGCCATAGAAAATTAGTTTAAACTTTTTAATTCCTCTTCTAACATTTCCATTCGCTCCATATATCCAATGGACATCAACGGATGGTCCTTAATCATATCAAGCAATATTTTCAATTCAATTATTTGAACTTTTAACCATGTTTTTCTATCCATACTCCCTAAATTAAAGCGTCTAACGCAATGTCTGTTATTACAAATTCCAGCAACATATCTTCATCATTCAATTCTTTTAAAAGAATAGCTTTTCTAACTTCTTGTCGAAAACCTTCATCATCTTTACCAAATACTTTATCACCTACTAATTTGAAATCATTAATCCACTTCATTTTCACGGCAATAATTTGATAGTATCTTTCTTCACCTTCTTTTTCTATAACTAAATTTCGAAAGTCAATTTTTGCTTGTGCTAATTCTTTTTCATTGTCCATTAATCCTCCCTAAATTAAAAACCAACAATTACTGAAAATAAAATACATACTTGTGCTTATCAGGCGCATCACTTTCTTTAACCCGGAATGTTGCCCATTCTTCAGAATCATATATTGTTGATCTAGGTTGGCTCTTTCTTTTAGCATATCCCTTATATCTCGCTCGTCTTATTGCATCAAAATGCGACCTTGCAAATACTCTCACACTTCCTTTCCAGTCCCAATTAAAACGACCAAATAACATGGTAGATTCATCTACATCATAATACCTGCATTCTTGTCTTAACTTTTTAAAATGTTTTGCTTTCATAATAATTAAAAACCCCGCTACCTATTACAGCAGCGGGACACCAAATCACAAAATATTAATATGAAAAATTCCTACTGCATTAAATCAATCTTAAACGATAGCTTACCTATCAGCAACCTTATTGCGAGTAAGGATTTAAAATGAAGAAATAAATATTCTATAAACAATATTTTAACAATCCCATTCCCATAATGCATCATACATTGCTTTTTGAATGCTTTGGTTTGGATTTGATTTTAAACTATTTAAAGCTTCATATAAAACCTCTAAAACCACCCCGCCTTCTTTGCTTCTTTTCAGGGCGTCTTTGATAGCTTCAAAATCCTTTCTTTGTTCTTCGGCCTTCAATTTGTCTTTAAAAACATCACTTTCTAAAAACTCTGCAACTTCCATTTGAGCAGATTGAGATTCCTTCAGCACATCTATGCCTTTTATCTTAAACTCATCAATTTTCATAATTTATTTTTAGTGGAAAAGGACGGATTCGAACCGCCGCCTCGCTTAACTTTCCAATGGATTAGGTTTCCCACCTATTTTAAAAGATTAAACTGCTCTACCTATTGAGCTACTTTCCCGATTTCGCAGAATTGCCGTTCTGCTTGTTCTTATCGTGAACCAACCGCTCGTTAACTGATTATAGCCATGAAGTAATATGACATATTGCAGACTATACGCATCAGTTATGTGTTTTACCCAACCTTCTGAGTTAAAGTTCAAGGGCCTCTACACGCAATATGCTTTTTGCTGATGCTCCGGACTCGAACCGGATTCTGTGTAGTGTTATCACCCGCCACCGCATTACCTATATGCTAGCATCACGTTTTATTCTTCTCTTGCTCTTTGGAAATTTCTACCTGCCTGATAACACAAGAAAAGACCAATTATATAATAAACACCATTAGATATAGTATTTAATTTTATATTGATGAAAACTAACCCCGCTCCGCATAAAAATTGGGTTAAAACTAAAATCCACTTCATAAATTATTTTTTTTAAAAAACACCAAGCACCCTCCTTCATCAACCAACGATCCACCCCTTCTGCACTCATCATCTGTGCTTGGTAATTAAACAACATAAATCATATCAAATACCGTCATATTCCTTCTTCATATCCTTAACTTTATTACGGTAATACTCAATCTTCTCTTTTATCTCTGGAATTGACAGCTTAACCGGATCATGTGGTCCTTCTAACCACTCTACAACTTCGACTCCGTATTTCTTAACAAGACCCTTACGGTATTCAATTAAATTTCCACCCCAATATCCATTGCATTTTCTGCATTGTAGGTTCACATTCTTTTCTTCAAAGCGTAACTCTGGATGAGCTCCTACACTCCGGTAATGTCCAGCATCTGTTGGGGATGGATTTGGACAACTAATACAAGTGTTGCCCTTTTGAGATAACCGGATAAATTCATTGAATACCTTTTGGAGATCTTGCAGCCAATTGCTTTGAGTTTTTAGTTTCTCCTTCCTGATCTTCTTCTCTTTCTGCCAAAGCTTAGCATTTTGCTTTTGAATATTTGATTTGCCGAGAGCAATTGCACAACTCCATCCACATACTTCCTGACCTATCCTAAATGGCTTAAAATCTTTCCCACAAACTGTGCAATTATCCGGCTTCAACCTCTTCATTCCCAACTGCTTTACAGTAAATTTACGAAAAGGAAAAACACGAAACAATAGCAATCTAACTTTTTTTATAGTTTTTACTAACATTTTTAATTCAATAATCTAACATGAATCCATATTGCTGAATTCCGGTATCAAAGAAAGTTTTCCGTTTATTTGCGGAAATTAACTTTAATACATTTTAATATGAAAGAACAAACGATAGAACCAATTTTTGAAATTATAGAGAATAACGAATCTATATTAGCTGCAAGAGCAATAGAGGAAGAAGTAATTATTGCCGTGGTGTACAATAAACAAACCTGTAAAGAAAGCGGTATTGACTCAATGGAGTTTACAGACATTTACTACCCTAAAGATGATCGGTATTTTCTAATAAAGTTAAAAAATAAACTTAACAAATGGCTGAGAGAAAACCATTCTGAAAAATTCATGTAAAAAAAACACCCCTGTTAATGCAGGGGCTTTATTTTGGAAGAGTTACTCTTACATTATTCAAGCTTTGGAAAATATGTATTTTCTTCTTTTTGACCATTATTTGCAGAAATTCGTTTCTTTCCTTGATGGGCAACTTTAAAATATGATCAAATGCTCCAATTGGTACGCCATTAGACCCTCCATCCTTTTTAAATTGTTCAGTAACTATTTCCAGTATTTTAGCTTCTATTTCTTCCATGTTTTCCATGGAGTAAAGATACAGAGAAATTAGATTGATTTTTTAAGTGCTTCAGCAAACTTTAATCTCTCATTTCGTAAATCAATTTCAGTATAATCTACATATTTTTCTGCAGAAGTATACTTTCTTTTTCCAGGTAGGCACTTTTGAACTGATTGTTGCCAATTAAGATAATAATCACTCCTGATGTCGCTCCATACATAGGTTAAGATCTTTATTTTAGTTCCGTCTTCTTTTTTAATAATACTTTCTAATGGTTTCATAAGTCAAATTTAATAATTAAAACAATATCCAGCAAAAGAAAGAGATCAATCCAATTACACTCAACCAGATAAAAAATCCGGCTGCCCTAATCTCCTTATCCTTGTGCTGGAAAAACAAACAGTCTTTAATAAATTCTTTCATACTTATAATTTAGTTTGGTTATTTGGTTTTGTATTGTGGGTTTCCAATTTTACAGAATCATACGATTTTTAATCGCTTCTATATGATCAGTCAAATACTTGTTATGTTCTTCTTTGTTTAAAGGGATTATTTTTAATTCCAGAATTCCTTTAGCATGCGAACAAGCATAATCCTTTGTATATACTCCTGCACCAAGTTTCGACTCAACATATCCACAACTATTGTCACGATAATAAAGCCCCCTTTTCATAATATGACAATGCGTAACCTCTGGATTTTCTAGAATTTCATCCAACAATTTTTGATGTTCTTGTCTTTTAATTTCTTCTCGAACTCTTGATCTAACCACATGGCCATCATTAAACAAAACTAAATCTGCCTCTTTACATCTAATTACCGGAATGTTTAAAAATGTCACTTCATCACCCCATTTGTTTTTCACCCCATCTAACTCAGACATGTTTATAAATTTATATTTAGCCTTTGATCGGTTCTCAGCTCTGCAATTTAAATCATCATAATACCAAGGCTCTTCTAATTGACTTGCACCTAATTTCCAGCCTTTTTCAATTACGGGCAATGATTCTATTAATTCTCCTGTATTCATTTCTAAATTATTTCAAATATTATACATTTTGATGGGTTGAAGGTCCTGGATTGGTATTTCTCCCATTTTTCATGTTCTAAATAGTATTGTGTAAAATCAGTTTCACAATCATCATTTTGATAATCATAATGCGATGGCTCCGGCTTCTCTCCCCAATGGTAGCCGTAAGCATAAATTACAGCATCGAATGCTTCTAGAGCTGTTTTATAGCAATATGTATTTACAGGAATATCTTTTACATAATGAGCAAATAGACCAGTGTGAAGTGACTGATGTAAAAATCCCTTCGCAATATCCTCTGTAAGCTCATCGCCTTTGCAGATAAGCTTTGTTGGCTCATCATCATCGGAACAAAATCTTACCCCTTGTTTATCGCATGATATTACATTTTCTAAATGTTCTTTATCATCAAACTCCACAATAAGGAGTCTTTTGTTTAGTTCTAATTGTAACTGCTTCATGATTTAATTTTCTGAATTTGTAATATTTATTGCCGTGAATTCTATCCATTCACCAAAATATTCTGAACCAAAGTTGCATGTATATCCAAACTTCTCACAGGTATTTTTTAGCAACTCTTTGTTTTCGATTCTAACAGGAAAGCCGTCATTTGTGACAACGGATTCTCTTTTTTCCATTCTACCATACAGCCTGCCATATTCAACACCAGATGTAAAGCTTTGTGACTGATCAGGAAATTTTATAAATAGTTTCATATTATTCTTTTATTGTTAGTTTTTCCCCAGTAAGCAGATTTATTTTTACATCCAATGTCATTAATGCTAAGTTTGCTATATCTGCACAATTTTCTTTAATTCTATCAACATCTTCATTCATAAGTGCAGACTGAAGTTTCCCAACATGGTAATATAATTCTGAAATCCAGAACTTATTGTCTTTTACTTCTAACCATCCTCCAGAGCCATTTCGATCTCCTTTCCGATAATTTGATTCGAGTTCTTTTTTCATGTACTTAACAAATGAAGCAGTTACTTCATTGTACATTTTATAATCTGGTTGTTTTTCCATAATTCTTGTTTTAAGTGCCACCCTAAGATGGCACGGGGTTATTCAGGAATATGAAATGTATATTTATAGTTTAGAATTCTACAGTCAGAATCATTATGCTCATCTTGTATAAAATCCTTAAGAGTTGAAACTTCTTCAAGTAACAATAATGTATCAACAGGAATTATATCTTTTGTTCTTACTATAGAAATATGATAGCCGTATTTTGCGGGTTGAGTCATGGCTTTATATTCCTTTAGTCTACTTAACTTTTTTGAAAATTTCTCGTGATTTTCCATTGCTTTATTATTTATTGGTTAAAGTTGCTTTTCTCCTTTTGTTCGTTTCTTTATAAAACATACTTTTTACAGCTGACAAGGATCTTTCTTTGAATCTTGGCGGTTCTTCTTCTAAATACAATTTGTATCTAGCAAATTCCAATTGTTCATCAAGGGTTTCAGAATCATCTGCAAACGAATAATCTAAGAGAAGGTCTTTTTCTTCTTGTGTCCATTTTTCCATTGTATTATTGTTTTTGAGTTAAAGTTGCTTTGTTGATGTATTCGGATTCCGGAAGTATGACACAATCTTTAAAATTTTCAAGCTCATTTCCGAATATGTGATAAATACTATCATAATCTTTTCTTTTTTCGTCCCAAACTGCTGGACAGAAGTCATCTTGCGTATAAAGTCCATTATCGTGCTCAAATGAACCCATTATTAGCGTTATAACTTCTCCCGGAATCCAACCACATGACTCTTTACAGAAAAGTTCACCTAATTGTATTCTTGATCCAACAATTAATTTTTCTTCTAATTCTTCTTTATTCATTGTTTTGTTTTTTAGTGGTTAATCAATCCGTGAAGGAAGTTTATTAGTTCAGGGGATTGGTCTTTGAGATAGGGATTTGATAAATTCCAGTGATTTATAATTTCTTTTGCCGTATGACTCCATACTAGTTCATGCATCATATTAATCCCGTCTTTCATGTCAGATTCTTTAAACCATAGTAAGACATCGTTAAGCATTGGTTCTTTGCCGATAATTTCAGCCTTTCTCTCGATCACATCAAGGTAGCATTGTTCTTCTATTCCATCATAGTCAGATGATATATCTAAATAGACGTCATCATAATCACCAGTATCAGCAATCTGACCGCCTCCATAGACTTGTAAAACTTTGTATTTAAAGTGAAATCCTGATTCGGTTTCCATAGAAAAATGACACCCTTCCGATAATTCTTTTAACCTCGGCAGCTTCTCCCGTATCTCCCGGGTTAGTTCTTCTAGTTCTTTCATTCGCAAATATTATAAACTGATTTACATCTAAACTGAGGTTCATCTTTAAATAAATCTCCAGTCGCTTTTCTGTCATTTATATACCTTATCACATCTTCAAATGTTGCATAGGTTTTCCCTTCTTTTGTTTTTTTGGAATGGTATCTTTTAGGTATCTTATCAGGCGGAAAAAATGATGAATCTGCTTGCTTTTCAGCATATTTAATTCTTTCAACTGTTGATGGTGAATTTTCAACCATAATAGAAATTTCGTCTATTTTTTCCATCACACATGGATCACAGCCAACTCTAGAATAACCACGGTAATATCTAGGATTTATGTCATAACCTCTGTTTAGAGAATAATATATTACTTCATCTGCTGTAGCGTAAAAGTGAGGTCTTATAACTGAATCATCATACTTTTTACACCATTCAAAAACATCTTTTTTTCTATATGTGAAATATTTAGCGTCTTCTTTTACTGTATCTAGTCTTTTTAAAGCATGTTCATATTTTTTTCTTTGTGACAATGTTGGATTTTCCAGCAATTCATAATCACTTACTATCATTGAATTTGTCAAATATGGCTCAAAGTAATATTTAAAATATCTACAATTAGGTTGCATTTTTGAACGCCTTGCTGATTCATCAGCTCTGATACCATCGATTAAAATTATATGGTCTTCAATTGATAAAACATAATCAATCATCGGCTTCACTTTTAATTCTTCAGTACAGAACCGAGCTTTTGTTGACGGAAATCGCCCTTTCTTAATTGCTAAGTCAATCATTCCATCGTACTTATTTGATGAAAGAATTTTAAAATCTACACCTGATTTTTTAACCAAATAATTAATATGAACATAAGTCTCATCAGCTTCCCATTTAACATCACAGAAACATGCTGTCAGACTTTTTAATCCAAATTTTTCAATAGCCCAAATCAATGCAGCTTGTGAATCTTTCCCTCCAGATGTTGGCACTAAAACTTTCATTTGATTAGATTTTCGGGATTAATGATTGAGGATTTGTCTATCTGTAAATTATCAGCTCCTATCTGATAGTATTTGGTTTGCTTATTTGATTTGTGAAACCCATCATGTAAAAGCATTTTTGCGTTCTCCGCTATTCTCTTCTGCTGTTCCTCCTGGACTAGATCGCAGGCAGCGAAAACTAAATCTCGGATTTGACTTACAGCTGTAAGGTTTGATATTTCGTTATCTCGTACTTCATACAAGGTATTTAGAATAAATTCTTCAAAGTTATCCTTGTACTTTTCTTTTGCGTATCGATCAAAGATCTCTTGTTTCTCTTGGTGACTCATAGCTAGTTTTCTTTAAGTTTAATCCAACCGTATTCTACAAGCTTTTCAACTGGTAATCCCATGTATGGAAACGCAAATCCTTTTGACCTGAAGAAATCCACAATTTGAATATATCCTACAACTCTTGAAGCTGAAAAATGTATTTCTCCAATATTCACTTTATGGTTTGAAGCTTTATCCCCAGACATTTCTTTGAAATGTAAATTGCAATTAATAGTTGCATATTTGAAGTTTAAGCAAACATGATATTCTCCGCTTGTTTCACTATTGACATACCAACAATGAATAATATCTTTTTCTCGTTTTATAGCGCATTTAAATTCTGATGAAATAGATTTTAAATTATGTGCTAATCTTAATACTTCGATTATTTCCTCATCAGTAATTGATGTAAGAGGTTTGAGTTCTAAAAAATCTCCATTATCACTCAATCTAGTTTTCATTGTTGCTGAATAAACTAATCCACTTCCATTTAATACCTCTTGCCCCCAATATTGAGCGAAGAACTTTGCTTTATTTTCTAATGTGTTTTCCATTGTTATTTTTTTTTAAATTTGACATGAGAAGGGTAAAAGGCCCCGGGGGGCCAATAGTCTAATTATTAAAGCCATGAATGAAGGTAAGCCATAGCACATTGTATCGCATAATTATGTGAACCTGGCTGCTGATAAGCATATTGTTCACCATTATCAAATGTATATACAGTAAATAATGTGCAATTTCCACTATTGCAAACATCTACAACAGCTATATTCATATTTCCTTCTTGTACAGAACATTTTACGTTTGCTACTATTCTTGATGTGCTACTGTTTTTTGAATTTACTGCGCTTGTAACCATATTGAATATTTCAGTTTTATTATCCACAGGTATAAATTCTACCCCCATATACACAGTCCTTAGCGTATTCTTCTCGATATGAAGATAACCATCGAGTTCATAGGGGTTTTGTGACGGCTTTTCCCATGATTCTCTTGCCATAGCCTTTTCCATAGTTACAGTGCTATTAGTTGGCACATCAGTTGTTTCATTTTGGCACGCAGCCAGTGTGATCAGTGCTAATGCACCGATGAAAATTGATTTTTTCATAAATTAAAATTTTAAATTATTTTCCCCTTTAGAATACGGAAGAGGCCGTTTATTTTAGTAGCTCCGGATTGGAGTGAATGTTGCCGATGACTTCTATATACTCAGCATTGTCCCAGTAATTGAGGAAAACATCGTTTGCCCATTGTTTTACAGACGGTGTATCATATATCTGTTTGCCAGGAATTTTTAAACTAAATTGCGGCGCAGTCCATTCTATAACTCCAACATGGATTTTATCTAAATTCCATTCCTGATCTAGCGCTGAGTAATCGTGGCATTTTACAATATCACCTTCGTATATCTCTACTCCGTTTTTGTCATTTAATGACGTAAACCATTCTGAATTACTCCAATTAAATTCAGAGCAAATCCTTTCAGAAATACATATTTTACATTCTAAATCTTTGAAATATCTTCCATTTTGGAAATAGAAGAACTTGTTTTCATTTATGTTCCAGCTTCTAACTTTAGTATTTTTCATTTTTTAATGGCTCTTGAAATGGTTCTGTAACTCACATTATATATTTCTACTATCTTTTTATTTTTAAAACTATGTAAGAATTTTTTTTCCATAATATTTTTGATTTAATTGTTTGCTTTTATTGAAATACCTTCATTACCAAATTTTAAAAATTGATAAGATGACTCATTTGTAATTATTTCTGCAGAGTTAACTCTTACGGGCTTAGTATCACCATTGGGGAATTTAAGCCACGCTTTATAATTCTTACCCTCATTGCATTTTAGAACTGCACCATCTATCATCTGATCAACGATTGATTTTTGATACTTGGTGAGTGAATTATAATATTTACTGTTTTTGATGTTCATTTTCAGAGATTTTTATGTTATAGTAATTTTCTAAATGATCAATTAATCTTTTACCATTTAATCTGCACAATTCTTCGATGTCATCAATCAGATGATCAATTAATTTATCACAATCTTCACCTTTTTTTACTGATGTTTCAGTTTCGTTTACTGTAACATAAATAATATCAGAGTAGGCCCCTTTTTTTGTAGTAATTTTCATAATATTTTTGATTTTAATTTTTAATAAAAACCCCGGCACAGTGGAACTTCTAAAACCAGAAGCCGGGGAAAACTAATAACCATGAGGCCGTTAAGGTGGCCAGCCTTGTTAAACACTTCTATATTTCATCGTCTGCAACCTTAATAAGTAGTTCTGCGTTTTCAACTATTTTTTTTAAATCATCTAAGGTTAATGCGCCATGAGCATCTAACCAGAAATATTCTTTAGTTCTCTTAGCGCCCTTTTCTCCTAATCTTTTAAACTCTAATTTTATAGGAATTCTTCTGCTTTTATCGGTTGATAAAAATTCTGTTTCTGATTGTGCAGTTGTTTTTGCCATGCCTAGTGATATTTAATTGTTGATTTTTCCCCAGCTCCGTGCTTTACTCCCACTGCATCAATTCCCACAAAGGTTTTTGATTTAACTTCTGTCTTAGCAGGATTTAAAATTGCTGCAGTTGCCAAGCCTCCGATTAATAATAGAGTGTAAGCGATAATAATGATTGTTGTTTTCATATTGTTTGTTTTTGTTGATACAAATGTACAATTATTTTTGTACAGTGCAAATTATTTTGTACATTTTTTTTTATATCTTTGCTGTATGACAGTTGAAGATTATTTAAAAAATCATTGTAAGGTTGACCTTTCGCACATTGCAAGTAGAATGTGGCCAACAAATAAGAACGCTGCTGCATACTTAAGCAGAAAGCTGAATAATGCTGATGGAAGATCTTTTTCTAAGAAAGATGCGGTTAAGGCTTTGGAAGTATTAAAGGAACTTTCCATTGAACTTAATGCTTTAACTGTTGACTAACCCTTCCTCAAAACTGACTCCTGGAATTTAATAACTCGCTGCTGCTGTTCTTCATTAGAAGTTAAAAACGTGAAAACAAAATCCTCAATACCAATTTCTTTTTGATCAAAGTTTTCATTTCCGGTGAAGTGCTTATTGAGCTGTTTAAATGCTGTGATCAGATCAAATACTCCATCACGGGAATGAATCAAACCTTTATTTTTTAGCATCTTGGTTCCGGTGTCGATTATCGTTGTTCCGATTGCGCAGAAACTTAACCATTTTTCTACAGAGTCCCTGTCTTTTTCATTGTAGTTTTGTGGACCTGTTAAAGGCTTGATCAGTGGCTTTTGTTTTACAGGTGCTGAATTGATAAACGAAACTGATACAGGTACGTTTCCAGTTCTGTTTTTTAAAAGTTTTGAGTAATTCATTTTCTTGATAAAATTCTCTTCGTTGAAATTTTTGATTCTATTTTTAAATTCCTGATTGAACTTTGAAAGTCCGTCATACTTTCGTATGTGATACAATACTGTGGAGTGATCCTTTTTGACAATGTGAGCAATATTCATCAGCGTATAACCTGCAGCACGTAAATTGTAAATGAATATCGAAAGATCATCCAGTAAATCAGTTGGCGTTCGGTTAACTTTTGTTTTCATTTTCGTAATGTTTCTCCTTTAAGTTCGATTATATTGTACATTTCAAACAGGCGGTCATAATTACGCTCTCCATAACGCTTGGCAAAAGCCTCTAAAGTGGAATCAATTGTATCTCCTTCGTAATTTAAACTAATAATAGTCTTTGCCCGGTTAGAATATCTTTTTTCAAAAATTTGTTTGAATAATTCAACCTTTCCAAAATTACTTGCGACCTTCTCCGTCATGACGTCATCGTAATATCTAAAACCTTTAGAGTGCTTTTTCCAGAACTGATCCCAAACGTAATCTTCATCTGAATGCTCATTTCTTTTAATTCCTTCAAATTCACTTACAACGTCGTTAGTTGTACAGAACGAGAAATAAATATCATACCAGCGCAATTGTTCAAATTCCCCAAGCTTATTTTTGATCCTGAAAGTATTATCCCTGGCATATTTAAAAATATTATGAAAGGTTTCAATTATTGAAGTTTTCCCAATTCCATAGGATCCTATAATCATAATTCCTTTATTTAAATTGGGCTGACTTTTGAAATCTCCTTTCTCATTTTTGCATAACAATGGCGATTTGTAAAAGCTTTTATTCCCGATAAAATATGAAACTAATGTTCTAGCTAGCTTCCTTGCTTCAAAATTGTTTAGCGATTCGTCAAATTCTTTAACAGCAACAAATTTGTAGTTTTCAACAAATGCTCCATAGAAATACTCTGGATCAATTGGTTTTAAATCAGGCTTTACAAATTCCTCTTTTGGCTTATTCTCATTCATAAATTCAGTAAATGCTTTGCCGTACTTTTCAAAATCTTCCAGATACTTCTTTGCAATAGGGTGATCAGGATTTATTTTCAACATAGCGTCAATTGCTGCGCTTTTTCTTGGAGGCAAATATTTACCTTCTTCTTGCTTGTGAACTTCCATTATTGTTTGCATTTACGTTATACTCTCTATTTTTGTAATTTCCCTCCATGATTTTGATAAAATTTGTAGGATTAAAAATCCAGTCAAAATCTGCTGTCCAATTTTTATGATTTTCCCCAGAAAGGAATCTTGATTCTCCAGCCATTTCTATTACTCGCAAAACATTATCTTCACCGTGTTCTTTCAAGCGCATTTTAAGGCTCGTTTTCCGCTTATCGCTCAACACCTGCACTCTAGGTAGGTTTTTACATTTTTCGTGGAAATAATCAACTATTTCGCTTTCTTTTTTTTGCGCAACTTTTTTTCTTTCTTTTTCTTCAGCTTTTAGCATTGTAGAAATAACAATTCCTTTATCTTCTCCATATCGATCAAAGAAACCTGTAAACTGATTTTCTTCAAAAAGTTGGGTGGGATCTTTTTTTTCTCCTTCGCTTTCTGTTTCTGTTTCTGTTTCTGTTTCGTTTCGTTTCAGGGAAGCAATTGATTCGCTATTGCTTATCATATGCGTAGCATCTGCTATGCATTCGTCAGGCGATGGATATTTAGTAGTTTTTTGCCTTAAAGTTTGTTTGAAATTTTCAATCTGTAAATAGCATTTCGATGCGACTGTATAGATAGTAATCAATCCGGCTTTCTCACACGCAGTGAGACAACGGGCAATGTCAGTATCTCTTATGTCGGATTTTAGCGGAAACAGTTGTGATTTCAATAATCTTTTATCAGCAGAAAACCTTCCAAAATCATCTACCTTCATGATAAGCCTAACGAAGAATCTTTCAGCGTGAACATCTAATTCGTCCACTATGAAACTGTCTGTCCAGTCTCGTAATATTCTATTAGGCATATCTTCATTTTAATTCTTATAATTCAATTTGGTTTTACCCATGCTAAAACATCACTAATGCATGGTTAAATAATTTCAGTAAATAAATTTGCTCCTTCTTCATCCATTTCGGTTTTAGCAAATCCATACTTGTCAATATCATTCTTTCTTTGGATTGTTTTTTCTATCCAGCTTTTAGCTTTTGGAAAAAATTCTTTATCAATTTCAAAGCCGTAAGCTTTTCTATTTAATTCAATTGCAGCAACTAAACTGCTCCCGCTTCCTGCACATGGATCTATGACTACTTCGCCTACATCTGTAAATAATTCAATAAGGCGCTTAAGCAATCCAACAGGCTTTTGCGTTGGGTGCAACTTTGGATAATTGTTATTATCTTCGTCTTCTACCCATTCAATACAATTCATTACCATTTTGCCTTTATTATTGAATTTTGGAAGCTTATCACGATACAGGAGAAGACCGTATTCACAATTTCCGACTATCTTCATATTTGCCTTTAACACCTGAGCTGAAAACTTTTTCCTGAAAATAAGAGGAATGTAATTATTTAACCCGTGCTTTTTCCCTAATTCAGCAACATCAAACATTTGGTTAAAGGCGCAAAAAATTATCATTGCTGGTGCTGTACCCTTTTCCTTTGGTTCTGGTTTTAGCATCTTTGAGCAGAAGTGCATAAATTCGGCAGGTTTAAAATTTTTATCTGTCATAAAAAATTCCTTTCCTGCTAATTCGCTTTCTCCATTACAATTATCTCCATCATTATACCAAGCCGGATTACTTGCATATGCTTTATTTCCTAAATTATATGGAATGTCAGCGATTATCAATTGCGCTTTTGGAATATGATACTGTTTATAATTTTGATGGTGATCTCTGTAAATCATATTTTGAATTTATAGTTTATCAATAGCTCTTTGTATTCTTAGTCTTTCAACTTCTTCCGGCTTGAAGAAATATCTACCGCCTAATTTTTCAGCTTCTACTTTTCCTGCGATTCTCATAGCGCTAAGGCTTGTTGGATGTACGTTCAAAATTTTAGCAGCTGCCAATGTAGATAGTAATCCGTCCTCTGGTTTTGAAGCTTTGGGCATTCTTTCTTTTTCCAGCTCCATTGTGTACTGGCATTCTCCGGGCCTTGCAAATCTGGCTTTACGATTAAGTGTTTTAGCGTAGATTAATGTTGCGGTTGCGTCAATTTTACCTAGTGCTTTTGAAACAGTGCTGTTTGGAATTTTATCACCCGGTAGATAACCTAATTCTTTACATAGGCTTGATTTAATAGTCTCAATTTCGGGGTTTAGTTTTGGATTTTTCATTAGTTTTCTTTTTGTCGTTGTCTAATCTGATTAAGCATTTTCGTTCCATTTGAATAGGCCGTTGCTGTCACGGCCTGACCAGTATCCGTCTTTTTCTTTCATCAGGAAAGCTTTTGAATTTTCCAGGCAACTATAGAGTTGAAGTATTTAGTTTCGCCCTGTGGAGAAACCCATTCTCTACCTCGGATATTAATTCCAACACTCACATTGTCTCCTTCTTTAACCGGATCCAAAATATCAATCTTGTCTCCCATCACTTCAATGTTTACTGGCTGCGGATACTGCTCTGTAGTAAGTATTACAAATTCTCTTTTTTGAAATCCTGACGCAAAAGTTTCAGTGTTTCCTATTTTTTTAATTGTTCCCTGTAGTTCCATAGTTTAAATCAATTTTAGATGTGTTGCTAATGTTGTGTTAAGTGAGTTTAGATATTCTCTTGCCATGATAATCATGCCTTTCATTTGGGCAATTACCTTTTCGTCTCGGTAAATGATAAATTCTTTTATTCTTGCTTCTTTGGGAATATCAGCATAAGTCATGTTGTTGGTTATTTCCTGATCTAAATCTTCCGGAAGGCCATCAATGAATCCCAACTTCCAACCGGTTTTTCTTTTTTCATCAAGGATTAATTCGTCTGGAGTATCAACAAGGCCATAAACTAATTTTGCTTTTTTTACGTTTGGCCTTAGATCCATGTAAGCCTGTAGCTGATACTCATAATCTTCATTTGGCACGTCATCTTTAAAAAGAGGAAATGTTTCATAATCCCATGAGCTTTTAAAATCTATTATTTCATCATCTTCCTCAATATCCATTTCTCCTGAAAAGAAGTCATTTTCATATCGAACCTCGTTCTTAATTAGAAAAGTCCCTTTTACTTCATTGTACTGATTGATGTTTTCCTCTTCAACAGATATTCCTTTTATTAGGTATTTGCTCTGTACATCTTTTTTCCTATTGAAAACCTTTTCCTTAAAAATTGTATCTAGATATGTTTTTGCCCCATCGGATAATTCAGGTTTCGCATCTCTCTTTTTAATCAAGTCCCCCAGTGTAACTATTTGCTTATCTGTAATTTTTCCAGAATAAATTTTTTCCATTAATCCCACCAACGTTTCTGACTGATTTTGCGTTAAAGGCTTTGGAAGTCCTTTCATTATTTTGCCAATAGCATGAGGACGGAATTTGTAATTTGAAAAATCATGCACTCTTAACATTCTCTAATTCTTTTTTACGTTCAGTTACTAATACTTTGTATCTCTGTTGTTGCTCTTTTGACATTTTTCCGAATAACTTACCAAGCTCAGAAACTTCTTTGCATGCGTTAATTTCGTTTGTCAAATCACTATCAATTATTGGCTGTTTCTTTACGATTCTAACGCCTCCTACAACATCACCTTTCATCTTTACTGTTGAATCAATAAATAATTCGATTAATAATCCTTTCCAGTCTTCTACGAATGACGAACCAGAGAACCCTTTCAATACTGCAGCGTTTGTTGCATTCAATACCAGTGGCTTAATATTTTCTTCAAAATATGCTATATTGAAGTTTCCCTTTTTCCCTGCTACACTTACTCCCAACTCCTGTTTAACTTCCCGTATTTTGAAAACAAGCCTTCTACCCTCTTCCATATAGTCTTCAAGATCCGCCACCCCCAAGTGATCAGATTTGTAAACTTTTCTGAAGTGTGTTTTAGATTGTTTTTCCATTTTAATTAATTGTTTTAGTGTACACGGCATACGAAGTATGTCCGTGTTTTTTTGATGATGTTTGAAATATCTTTTGCTTTGCTTTTAGCTCTGAGAACCTACCTGAAATTTTATGTATCGGAACTCCCAGTATATTTGCTATGTCTAAGGTTGAATTTATTCCATCCACAAGTTCATATACTTGCTGCTGCATTGTGGGAATTGTCACCTTTACTTGTTGAAATGCCAGTTTGGAGTTAGCGTTGTTCCGCCCCCGGCTGTAGTCTTGAATATCCATATCTTCATTTTTGATTTGGTTATAAATCGTAATAAACTCTTCCGTTTTCAGTCCATACATGACTGGCGTTTCGTCTTTGTTTCACAGAGTTTTTGTATATCTCTATTTCTTTTTTCAACTCTTCAATCTCACGTTTAAGTGCATTTGTTTCTTCGTTTCTAGGATAATGTGACGCAACGCTGTAACTTTCCATATCTCGCATCATACTAAGATGTGCTTGAAAATCTTCTGATGCTTTTTCGGCAGTTTCATAATCAATTCTAACATTGTATTCTTCTAAAATATCCATTAATGAATCTGCGTTTACTTGTTTTGTTGACATGATTATTGATTTGATTGTTTAAACAATGCCGGAATGGTTTTCTATTTTAATGATTGCTGAATGTGTCATGATAAAGTGTTTTGAATGGTTTCTAAAAACTGTGAGAACTGAGACTCACTTTCAATCTTAATGTCTTTTTCCCTACCTGTACCAATGCATATCGAAGCAGAATTATTATAGACATATACTATTACTGAAGGTTCTGAACTTGCTATCTGTAATTCGTAATAAACTTCATCAGATACTTTTTTCGTAAAGTCCTTATCAATTAGAAATTCAGGACTTAGTATTTCTGTTAGGTTCATGATCATTGTTTTTTAAGTAAGTATTCAATTAAACAGATGAACTGATATATAAACCAGCATTTGATTAGAAATAAAGCTTTCATGATGCTGTAAAATAATGGTTAAACGATATTCTGCCCCTCTGGATCATCTTTATCCTCAAACTATATTCAGCCTGTTGACACGCTTCTCTCATTGTTGAGATCCTTTCTCTGAAGAATGATTTACCGCCTTTTCTGTAAGTCTGAAACCATCTCGCAATCATTCGCTTTATTTGCTTATATCCGGGATTAGATTTTAAAACCGACCCTGACACCTGTCCTAATTCATTCAACTGTCTAAACTCATTAGGAACTACATGTATTCTATATCCTTCATCCAACCAAATAACTCCATGAACACGCATTCTGTTTACTCTGTGATCAAGCTGCTTATAAAATGCAAAACCTTTGATCTCTTTGTCTAAAATTTTTTTTACTTTTGCCATGATGTAGTGATTTTTTAATTACTATTTCGTTTTTGCCGAGTCACATTTGCCCAGGTGGCTCATTTTTTTAAATACTTTTCTTTAAAATCTTTGAATGACTTTGACTTGCTTAAGAAACTCGTATACTCTTCTTCAAGTTCTTTCTTTGTCTTCTTTCTAGTTTTCAAACCACTCAAAATACTCTTACATAATTCCTCTCTCGATTCTGAAGGAAGTTTTAATAAATAATCTTTTGCTATCTGGTAGTCTAGGTTCATGATTGAAGAATTAAACTAAGTTCTTTTTTACACTTAAGGGCTTCCTTTCTTTTTGCTTCTGCATTGTTGTAAGCCTTTTTAGCCAGAGAAATAATTCCCTTTTTGTTGTCTTCTGTCACATTGCCAACTCTTCTTTTTAAATAGTTCAATGTTGACACGCTAATTCCGGTTTCTGCATTTACATCTGCAATATCTTGGGCAGTTGTAAATTCTTTTAGAAAATGAGAAACCTCCGCTCTAATTGTCTTCCCTACTACTAAACTTTCCATACATTATTTGTTTTAAATAAAAATTAGTTTTATCACTGTTTTTTCACATCCAACAAAAAGATTAACTTTGCGTTGTTGTTTTGTTGAGACAAATATATAACAAGTTATATTACAAACCAAACTTTTTATATAATTTATTACATATATTATATAACTAGTTGATTTTCAATAATATTATTTTTATGGACAAAAGAGATGAATTACTAGAAGAAGCCCTAAAACTGATAAATAAATACTCCATAACCGCTTACGATATTTCGCAAGGGACAGGCATTTCAGCAGTTGGTATACAAAAAATTATAAATGGGGAGTCGAAACGTCCATTAGAAAGAACGCTAGAAACAATAACTAGTTATATAAAACAAAAATATGTTTCTGATGTTAAAAGTCACGATAATAATGAAGGTAGCGAAATAAAAAACAAGCCACATGACGAGCAAATGGCTATTCTTCATAAAGACATATTGGAATTAAAAAAAGAAAATGAGGAATTGAAAGATATGGTGGATGACCTGACTCTTAAAATAGAAATTTCACTTGCTCCAATCTTAAGGCATTTTAAATTAAAAGCAGATACGAAAGAAAAACAAAAAGACCGTTCTTCTAATTAAATCCCAAACGTGCTACCTGAATCCCGAGTCTAAATTTATTCAAGTCTATTTTTAATGCAATTGATTCAGCTAAAATAATTTTTTGCTCTTCGTTAATATTGCAGTACCTAACCTGTCTTAACAGAAGGAAATTATTATCTATGTATTCACTATATTCAATTAGGCCAAGATCATAGTAGTCTTCATTTCTATAATGAAGCTGCCTAATAAATTTGCGTTGCTCTCTATTAATTTTCTGCATCTTTATTTATTTGGCGGTTACGTTCTCTCTCTATAGTATTATATTGAATTTCCAGTTCAAGCTTCAAGTTGTTTACGTGTTCAATTAATCGATATACAACGTAAGCTCCTGGAATCATCATAAGTATCATTCCGATTCTATGGGGCCATTCTGGATCTAATTTAATACCCCATACAAATTGAAATAAGTACAGTGATGAACAATATATCGATGCAAATAAAGGGAAGAAAAAAGTTAACTTGTAAGCTTTCATGAATTGGCCTATAATAACTACAGGCGTAGTATAATAAATAGACAAAAGCCAATAATCATTTCTCAAAATACCGCCAATAGTATTTTGATAATTTGCAAAATCCGGATTATACCAGACTATAATATTGTCTAAGAACGGTAAAAAACCCGATAATATAACTATTATCGAGCCTATAATTTTCCATAGTATTAAACTATTTTTACCTCTTTGGCGGGGTGATTGTAGTCGGGTCTCCTCCATCTTCTGGATCTTCTGGTGGTATACCCAAGCCCGTATCGTTACTGCTCCTAATTCTAATAGTATCACTAGTTAGAGTCGATTCGCCTTCACGACTTTGTGCGCTTGGTTGGTTTAACTTTAAGTTTTGGTTACTAGCTTTGACCTTTTCAATTGCATCCTTTCTTACCTCTTCGTCTCGGTCAGAACATGAATAAATAATTGCTGCAGCTATTGCTGTCAAAATAATTAGTTTCGTTTTCATAGATAACTGTTTTTAAATTCATTGCAAAAATAACAATTCTAAAACGACCCTTATTATCATTTATCACTTTTTCATATCAGCTAATATAATATTTTATTTAACACACCACATAATGTGTTATTATATTTTTCAAATATTATAATTTTAATTGATATAAAATTACGGGTTTCCGTAAAATGTGAATATTTTTTAATTTTTATATTTGCAAAAAATTAAATCATGAAAAAATTTATTATCGCTTCATTTGTATTTACACTATCATTAATTACTTTATCAAGTTGTTCCAGTTCTGATGACACTCCAATTGAACAGAATAAGTTTGAGGATTCTCAATATATAAAATCTCAAATAATTGGCCATTGGGAGTTTTGGGGGCACAAATCTCCAGGCTATTGGGTTTACAACGGCGATGTAGATAAATCTACCTTTGATTTTGATAATGATTCAAATTACCAAAGTAAAAACGCAATGGGACAGATTCAGAAAGGAACATACATAATTATCGGAGCAACTAAAACCGACAATCCAGTATTATATCTTTCATACAAAGAAAGTGATAAAACCAAAATGAGAACCATTTATCTTAAAGAATTAGATGGGAATAAAGCAGTGATTTATGAATCTGGTTTTGATGTTAGGTATGATAAGAAATAGTTCTAACTATGAAAAAATTATTACTGATATTAATATCAAATATCATATTTGCACAGTCAATTCCTGAACCGAAGGAAATTGTATTAGTACCACCTGATTATAATTTAGAAAATGACCGTATAAATGAAGATATAAAAGACGCACTAAAACCATTTATTTTAACAAAAAAGTATGGAATTGGAATTGTCAGCTATCAAGCAACTGATGATAATTATACAACGGGAGCTAATTTCTCAATATTTAATCCATCTTCTAAGACAATAAAATATATATGGTTTACCGTTGCTGGCGAAAACCCTGTTGGTGATCTCGTTAAAACTAAAACAGGTTATTACAAAACTTTAAAAGGAATTGGTCCAATTGCGTCTAATAATATTGGGGAATGGTCGTTTGATTACGTATGGCTTACAGATGTAGTTGAATCTCTAAAAATATCTACAATAAAAATACAATATATGGATGGTTCATTTAAAACCATAAAATATAATGACCAGATGTACATCGGCTATGATGCTTATGAAAAAGCAATTAAAGTGTTAAATAAAGATTTAACAAAAGAAAAAGAACTTAATCGTACTAAAATTTTTCCATCAGTTTCCGAATCTGATCAGACAGTTTTTGCAGAGGTTGAGTTTAGTCCTGAATTTCCTGGAGGCATTGGGGCATTACGCAAAAGTTTCGGTGACCATTTCAACACTTCAGAAATGATAGGTCAAGCCGGTAGATTAGAGTCTGAAATATCGTTTATTATTGAAAAAGACGGAAGTATATCTAATATAACCGCTACTGGTAATAATGAGGCATTTAATAAAGAGTCCATCAAGACAGTTAAGTCAATAAGAAGTAAATGGTCGCCAGCTAAAATAAATTCCGTAAAAGTTAGATCACTTTATAAAACAAAATTTTCGATGAATTTTGAATAAGTTTATGCACTGATAATGCAACAACTGGTAAAAATAAAGCCCCAAACGGGGCCTTTTTTATGCAGATAATTTCTGGTTTAAAAACATACTGATTAAGCAGCAGGATCAACATCAAAGTTAATTTCCATTTGTCCATTATTTCTATCAACCATTTTATTAAACAAGGACTTGAATTCATCCCAATTATTAGAAATGTTCATAATTCCAATAACCTTATATATTTGAGCAGTTAATGATGGATGCCCCATATTAGGAGTTAGGCTTTGAAAGAATCGTGCAGTATAGTTTCCTTCTTCACTTCTTGGTGTAACTTTCTTAAGTTCTTCTAGAACACCTTTTGGAAGCTGTTGGTATATTAATTCATTAGTCCACTTCCCAATAACTCCTGGACGTTTATTTATTCCATTAACAGTATAATCCCACCTATTTAATCTAAATATCTCAAAATAAAAAGTATCTGGAAACATTTTTTGCCATTTTAGTAGCTCCTCATTAACATAAGCCTTTAATATTACTTGTAAGGCATCTTTTTCTCGATCGTATTGGTAACCTGTCGCCTCGTCAATTAAGGCAATTAACCCAACTTTAGCGAAAGACCTAATCAAGATCTCAGCCGTTTTTGCGACAACAAGCTGCGACTTAGTTAAAACACCACCATGATCTCTTGCTTTTAAATACAATTCACAAACAAGAGGAACAATTTCAGCTCTATAGCCATAGATCGTATTGCCATTTTTATTTTTAAATTCAATAGGGTTGATAGCATTACTCAAATCCCCATCAATAAAGGATTCAAGGTTTTTTGCATCCATAAAAGATGGCACTTTGATACCACTGTCTGAAATCCTTCTTACTCCTCTTTTCTTTCGTCCGAAAGCACGCAAAACACCGTTTTGAGAAATTACTCGTGTACCATCGCTAAGAATGTAACATTCAATTTCAGATGTTCCCAAATTAAATTTAGCTTCATGCGTGGCATTGATTTCAAAATTTTTCATTAAATTCGTCATACAAATAGTTTTAAAGTTAAAAGCCACAATAAGGGGTGTCGATACATCATACAT